CCCGCGTAGTGGTGGATAGCGGCTTTCGTCAGGTAGGCTCGTCGCCTATATTCACAGTCACGGCATGATAAGTCATTGCACATAATGGGGACTTGATTCATGTTCCTATCCTTCTAGCTTCAGTATCGGCACATCTGAGGGGTTCTGAAGGGGTAAACGTGGTGAAGTTGGGGGCTATTTCATACCTTGACGTGAAGGTAGGAGTTAGATGTGCGCAAGGGGTAGACGATGTGCACCTAAAACCCCTGTAGGCTACAACCCATTGTAACCTACAGGGGTTATTCATGGCGCTAGGCCCGTAAACCCGTTCAGTGCCTTCATCTTGGAGAGGCGGTGATCTGTTCCGAGTGCCTCCTCGAGACAATGCTTCGGGGGCAGCACTCTCAGTTTCGGGACGCCTTAGAGCGACGAGGATGGGAGCTCGGATTGCCCCCACTTGACAACTGATTAATCAATCATGTACACTTGTGGGTGAAGGGCTCAAGAAAGGGATATGACCAATGGTAGTAGCACTTGAGAAGAAGTTGGAGGGGCACGGCTACGAGCGGGCGAACATCTGCGCTGAGTGTGGAGGGCAACTCGATATTGCTGGGCACTACCATACACTCGGCCTACCAGCGGAGCCGATCTGTCACCCCTGCGCGGGGCAAGTCCGCGGGGAGGGCTCTTGCCGAGTACGAGCTACTACTCCAAGGCACGCTGCCCCCCTACCTCGGCACGAGGAGCAAGAGGAAGAGTCACTTATCGGTGCACTCGAAGCAGAAGCTAGGCGCCTCGGGGGGCGCTTTACGATACAAGCTCTATGGCGGAAGACTCAGATCGACTGGTTTGAGGTGCGCCGGCATCTCCGTGAGAACCCTGTACTATTCAAGCAGACGAGCAAGATGATCTGGGAGCTTGTGCCTAAGTGATCCTTGCAGCAGTAGAAAGAACATGGTCGCCTGAGGAGATTAAGGCTTTCAGGAAGAGTCTGGGACTCTCTCAACAGGCGTTCTCGGAGCAGCTTGGATTCGGGATTATGGCCGTCTCTCGTTGGGAGCGGGGGACTGTGATTCCCTCGAAGAAGGCTTGTGAGGAGCTACAAGGGCTAAAGCGTAGGACTGATGGGCGGCAGTAGTATATCCCCTGAGGTACCGGGCTAGTGAGCATCACGCCCGACGGCTGGCTGTCCTGGGCAGAGCGCGAGCCCGGTCCTGTCGAGAAGCAGTACACGCAGCCATGTACCTCGGAAATCTACATTCCGCACAGCATGGTCGGCAAGCTGGTGGGCTGGTACTCGCGCCTCTTCGACATGAGCCGGCTCCCCAACGGGGAGTTCACCAAAAACGCTGCCGCCTCAGTCACGGGCTCCATCTTGCTAGATGGCTGCGTTATCCAGCACTACCCATTCCACGTCTCTTGCTGGGCCAGTGGCAATGATGAAGCGAACACGCGAGGCAACTCCTTCGAGAATGAATCGCAGTATACCGCCGGCGCACCGGATGAGGGCAAGCCGCTCACCGACCCGCAGGTGCAGTCGAATGTGCGGATCATCAATGAGATGGCCATGCATTTCGACTGGGAACCGCACCGGCCAGACTTCGACCGTGATCCAGCGACGACGCTGCTAGAGCACAACGAAGCCGTGCTATGGTGGGGCGGTCATCCTACAGCCTGCCCTAGCGGACGGATGCAAAACTTATGGGAACAGATAGAGCGGGAGGACGTTGAGATGCAGCCTTACTTAGCATGGGACCTAGACCGCCAACGCATCTACTATATCGGGCCGTGGGGCGCGTCGTGGATCACCGACGCCAGCGATGTCGAGGCGCTGAAGGAGCGCCATGGGGAGGTGAAGATAGTGCTTCACAAGTCGACTATCGAGTCGATCCGCAACGGTCAGCGAATGCTAGCCTGACACTCTTGTGTCTATACTCGAGGTGGCGGTCGGTGACCTGCAAGCGGTGCCTGCGGAGCAGGCCGAAGAAAGGAGACACAGCATGATCCGTATAATACCTAACAGACTGAAAGTCCTCTGGCACGTCCTATGGGGCCGCCCTGTTATCTACAACCTCACCCTCCCCAACGGCATCGTGGTCTCGGAGGAGACGCGCGATCTGCTCCTCATTGAAAATCGCATGGGAGGAGGTTTACCATGAAGCATCTGCTAGCCATCGTAGCTGTACTTGTTGTGCTGCTGACGTTCTCCACCCTGGTTGTCTCGGTGCCTCAAGCCGGGGCCGACGGTGACGACTGCGTGGGGGTGCCGATTGGCCCGAAGGGGAAGGCCCCTTGTGATAACCCGACTCCTGAGCCGACACCGATATCATTATCTGATCCGCTGCCAGCAACTTGTATCCCTGACCCCGAGGGCTGCGCCACACCGACCTTTCGGCCCATGTCTAGCATCTGTTCTGCGTGCGGTGGTGGTAGCTGGATCAATAGTTGCAACGTGACTATTTGGTGGGGCGGTGCCTTCGGTAACTTGCTCCTGGTGGTGGGCGTCATGGGCCTTGTGGCCTGGCCGCTGTGGAGGCACCGCAAGGACGAGCCCGTGGACAGGCTCCAGCAGCAGCTAGAGGCTGAGGCGCAGGAGCGAGCGGAGCGCTTCGATGATCGGTAGATTGTTTTGCAAGCTCAACCTACACGCTTACGTCGTAGTATTGCAGACGGAGGGCGCGACCCTCTGGGTCTGCGGGCGGCACGGTTGCCGGGAAGCCGGGCAGTGGTGTGCCTAAGACCTCCTCGCCCTTTCCAAGTGGAAGTGGCTTAGGCGGGAGTTCTTCACTCTGGCACCCCTAGCAGCCTAGGAGCATACCTAAAGTTTCTCAAAGTTTTTACAAATCTCCTCCCAAAACCCCTTCAGAAACATGATTAATCATCGATAATATATATGAAGGGTAAAAAAGATGCAGGCCGCAGGCACAACAAGCGGCACAGCCCCCAGCCCAACGGCCTGGTAACACAAACCTCAAGGCGGCACCCAGTGGCAAGGGTGATACACGGGAAGCCAACTTATCAGGCGGGGCATGGAGCGGCAGGGCAGAAGCCCAAGCGGATAGGTGAACAGAAAGCGGTGGAGGAGGAGATAGCTTCGTCGCTCGTCGCGAAGATGAGCGTCGTGGCCTGATGACGGTAAGCTCATGCAGAAGGAGAGGCGAGAATGGCACGAATGACGGATGCACAAGTGGAAGCAATGGGCTTCACGAAGGAAGCTCCTATCGGCGGACCAAGCATGGGTAGCGCAATAGACAAGCACGAGCGGGTTACTGCCCACAAGGTACTCTCGTTCTTCTGGGATGCGCGTTGTCGGGACTGTTCTGTTAGGTGGGATCGTACCTTCACCGGCGAGCCCTTTAACCCGAATATATCCAGCCAGTTCTTCTATCGTGAACTGGCCTGATAAAGAAGGAGAGACGAAAATGGCAGACCGGAATTTCCTGTACAGAGTCTATTGTCGGGGTGAGGAGGCGAAGGAGGCACAGAAGGCACAGCGGAACAAACGGACCAAGCGATGCGCGAGGTGCAGTAGCGCGGTCGCCGCACGGCGGATGGATATGCGTGAGAGCGCAAGGTTCTTCGAGATTGGCTACACCCACAAGGAAGGGACTCGTAACTGGGAGCGGATGGAGTGTGCAGAGTGCGGTACCAATCTGCTTCTGGAGGACTCAGACAACGAGCCGGAAGTGCGGATCTTCTTGTGGAAGAAGTCGTACGAACAGCGGAGCTAAGCCGAGGCGCGGGAGTCGACCCAAGAATCTTCGCAACTAGGAAAGGAGAAAGAGATGACACTACTGGACAGACTGTCGAGAAGAAGGAATGGAGCTCAGGAGCTGGACATGATCGAGCCGGCGCCGACGACTAGCGGGACGATGTGCCCACACTGCGGCGAGGCGGTGAAACTTAACGAGCTCGTTCGTTCGGCGCACCACGTCTTGGGTTGCCGATACTGCTACAAGTAGCTTGAGCCAGGGCGAGGAGAGCGATATGAGGATCCTATCACTATTCACGCGGTCGGACTTCCCGCACTGCCAGGTCTGCCACCGGCCGGTCGGGAAGCTCAACCCCATCCGGGGTAAGGTCGGAACGATGATAGTTGGCTGTGCAACCTGCACGCCAGACAGGAGAGGCTCGTGACCTACGCATTCGGGGGAAATGACCCCAACAAACAACGAGTGGTGCGGAGTCCGGAGGAGGTCAAGGCGATGCTCACGGGTGGTGGCTCTGAGGGGCCGCTGAGCAGCATGAGCGGAGTCGACGTTGACACGGAGGAGGGACTCACTTACATCCACGATGACTTGATGCTCAATGCCGGGTTTGAGAGATGCCTCGGGTGCGGGATGCCTGTGAAGAGTCTTACTTGCTGGTGTGGCTCTGGTTGCAAGCAGTGCTGGGGTCCTGCGGCCAGGGATCATACGACGGGAAAAAGTTTGTGAGGTCAATGCAAGGGAGACGACTATTGGGACGAGCCGCGCAAGCGGCCCTAAGCCCGAAGGGGCCTGTTCTATTAGGAGGAGGAGATGACAACGAGAATGCTGAGAATGCCAGACAGCCTCACTAAGATAGACGAGCACATGAGCAACTTCGACCACTCCATTGACGCTGGCATGGGAAAGAGACTCCGTGAAGGCGGAACACGCTCAGAACATTCGGCTTGGGACTTTCATGGTGATGTGTGGTTTGCTGATGGACAGTTCCATGAGGAAGTCCGCACGTATCACACCTACCGAGGAACATTCTCAGCGCCTACGCTGTCCGAATTGATGGATGCTGTGAATGATGAGTACGGTGCCGCCTAGCCCCCACGGGGAGCATTCCGCCACGGCGGAAAGAGAGGAGTCATCAGTATGGATGCAGAAGAACTAGCAGCGGCACTTGAGGACATCCTAGACGACCTGCCTACGGAAGATGTGCTGTATGGCCGCGTCAAACGCACCTCTAGCTTTGAAGCTAAGGGCGTCCTAACAACCGATGCGGGGCTGGTGGTTGAAATGTCCGATGGCACAGAGTTTCAGGTTACGGTAGTCAAGAGCGCCTAGCCCGCGCAATTCGAACAACGTTGGCCAAGAGAGGAGGAGCCCAATGGCCCTGACATACCACAACCGAAGAATCCGAGACACATGCTTTGGGGCTGGGCACGTACACTGTGAGCACTGCGACCTCGCCATTTCAGCAGGGACGACCTTCAGCGGTGATATACAAGGTCTATGCAGTTCTTGTGCCAAGAACGCCCTAACGCAGTACCCAAGGCTGCCCATGTCCCTGGCCTTCGCACGCTTCAAGTCCCCGGGCGCACAGCCAAGAGAGGAGGAGACATGACGGGGACACACTCATACCAGTGCTCCAACTGCGGCACGCTGTACAGGGATATCCCTGGTCGGCATGGGCCACCCATCCCACATCCAAAGAGTGAATGCCTACCTCTCATTCGCCAGCGACTCGCAGACGCAGAGAAGAACCTTGCTGACGCCAAGCAGCGGCTCGCTAGGGCTGAGAGCCAAGTATACGCCTAGCCCAAAGGAGGAGACATGGGACACGCACTACCAGGGGAGCCAGGGGCGGACGGGACGGAGACAGGGGTAGACGCGAGGGAAGTGTTGGGGCACGTAGCCAAGGATAACCTACGGCTCCGCAAGGAGTTAGCCTTCTATGAGACGACGGAGAAGGGCCAGCTCCGCGCCCAGAACGCCAAGCTCCTAGAGGCGCTGAAGGAATCCCTACAATGGCTTGGCGCACTACATGAGCAATGGCGCTGCGCCACAGAAATGAGAGAGAAGGACTGTAGACATTGCCAAGCGAAGGTCAAGGCCCGCGCCATCATCGAGGAGGTGGAGAAGGCATGACGCTGATGATAGAGACCGACTACTGTGCTTGCATATGCGGCTGCAATCGTTTGGCAAGCGCCGCATCGGTGCTCTGCGCCCGCTGTATGGAAGCGTACCGACTGCGCCTCGTGGCGCATGGAGTGAAGTAGCCGAAACCGGCCTTCGGGCCGGTCTGCCAGGGATAGCCTCCTGGCACCGATGAGGCAGGCTGATAGTAGGGAAGGACTTGACAACTGATTAATCATCATGTTACATTGATAGAGGAACCAGGTCGGATTAGGCTCAAGGAGAGGGAAAGACTGAGATGTGCAAGCACTGTGGAGATGGCGAGTCGGTGCACTATGCCTACATCGGGTCAGATGGCCGGCGTAACGCAGGCTGCGCGGCGCGCAAGTGGGGTCTAATGGGGGTCCACTGGTGCGGATGCCCTGGGTTTGAGGAGAAGTCCCCGTGACGTCTAAGCAGCAGATGGCCAAGCATATTGAGTTCTTTGGTGAAGACCCTCAGAACCTTGACAAGCTCCACCCCGAGCTCAGGGCCTGCGTTGTCGAGGATGGGCCGCTTGGCGGGCCGATGATAAAGCACCCATTCGTGAACGAGGTCTTCTTCACGTCTTGGAAACTGGCGAACCAGCAGTATGAGATCAAGACGAAGCGCGTCGCCGAGTTGCTGCTCGAGGGGAAGCATGAAAGCGCCCTTTGGTTCTACGAGCGGCCTTGGCGGATAACGACATTTTGCCAGTGGTGGAAGGATGAGGAGATCACGGAAGAACAGATGGTGGAGATGCTCCCTCATGTCTGGATTGACTGCGAGATGCCGTCACAGTTCGGGACCTTGCCACTCCAAATGTTTCGTGCTGCTGGCTTCGTCACCGACGTTGAAGATAAGAGCGAGGTCAAGGACTTTCTCCTCCCTAAGCAGACGGTGACGATCTATCGTGGCTGCGGCCTAGGCTATCAGTTTGGCATCTCATGGACGAAGAGTCCGGGGCGTGCGGCATGGTTCGCTCGCCGCTTCAACCAAGAAAAGGGTCAGGTTTGGGTTGGGGAAGTTGGGCCGCAAGAGATTCTCGGAATCTTCCTCGGGCGCGGCGAAGAGGAGGTAGTAGTTGATCCTCACAAGGTCAAGAGTGTGAGGAGAATAGAGTGACCTTGACAGACGATTTGGGAGAACTAGTAACATGGGGCCGGCAGTGACAGGAGTCACGCTAGAAGTGGCCGGGGTGTGTTCCAGCCTCGTCAGAGTCTTTCGGCGTCCCATGGGCGGCCACAGCAGAATTGGGCGCGGTTCGATACCGCACCGGCCCCTACCCATTCCGAGAAGATGCGGCTAGCCCGCGCCGAGAGGAGGAGTGATGGACGGCCGTGAGAGCTGGGCTGACATTCTCGACGCGGCGACCCAGCAGGATATTCGGTGGCGCTACCCCATGCCAACACTACCCGACGCAGAGGCAGTATACGTCTGGTGCCTCAAAGCGCAGGAGGAGCTAGGCGAATTGGCCGCAGCCCTGCTCGGACAGCTCATCGGGAAGGAGGGTCGCGGCGAGGCCCTGGTGGAGTGCGACCAGCTCATCGCCGTCCTGCTCCGCATCCGTGAACAGCTTGTGGAGCCCAGCCCCTCGGCGGCCCCGGCTAGCAAGGACAAACACCGCTGACGCGCTACGCCCTCGCCCTGCTGATCGTGCTAGTGGGCTCAGGGGGCTACGAAGGAGGAGATCATGAGACATCAGGAATGGGAGCCGATCATCGCCCTTGTGTGCGGGATACTCCTCGCGGTAGGGCTTTTGGCTATCGTAGCGGCGGCCCACCACAATGCCACCGGGGCGTGGTTCTAGATGCTACGGGACAAGCTTGGCAGGCTCGCTGGGAGCGCTTGGTGCCGGAGGCGACACCCCTGGGTGATGACGACAGCGGGGACACACAAGAGGAAGGGACACTGGCGCGGGGAGACGAACCACAAACCCCACAGTCCATACGGGCTGGCAGAGTGCTCCCTGTGCCGCCCGCCGGCACCGACTGGCGCTACCTCATCTGCGGAGCGGAGTTCACCTGGCCCTGCGCGTGGGCCGAGGCCACGGTGATGTGCGAGTCCGACGGCGACCCGAATGTCATAGGGGAGGAATGGTATACAGGGCGACTCGTCTACTTCTATGGGCTTTGGCAGGTCTGGAACGGACCGCTTGATCCCTACCAGAATACCGTCGAGGCCCACATCCAGTACGTCCAGTGGCAGCGGGGAGAGCGGGGTAGGCCGTGGCCGGGTTGCCCGTGAATAACAACGACGAATACGGGTGGCTGATAGTTCCCATGCTGATGGCTGCGGTAGTCGTGGTAACCATGATAGGAGGACTTCTGTTGGATCGCCTACCGCCCGATACCGTCCCCCGCAGTAGCGGAGTGGTTATCTTCGTGGGAGGGACAATCCTGGCTACTGTCCTTGCTGTCGCAATCATTATGGCTGTGGCAATTACCTGGCTTGGCTGCTGTGATTAGCCCTGGCCTGCAGGCCGTAGAGGAGGAAGCCATGATCACCAAGAAGGCTAAGGCGCTGCTGGCTGCGACTCCGCCCCGTCCCTGGGATGTGAGAAAGGTGATCCTCAATTCCCCGCAGTTGGCGGGTGCGCTGGAACATGAGGCCGTGTGCAAGATTGCCACCCTCGCCCCCGACATCCTCGCCGTCGCCATCCAGCTAGCACAGGCACACCTGGAGCGGCCGGACAGTGAGCATGACGGAGGCTGTTCTGCTGGCTTCTCGAAGCTGCCGTGTAAGTGTTCCCAACAGGAACGTACTAGGGCCCTCGCCGCCTGGGCCGAGCTAGAGAGGAAGATGCCATGAGGGAGGAACACAGCCCGATACCGTGGCCATGGGGCAGGAATCCGCACACGGGCGATTTCCTTCTGCCGTGTCCTCGTCCTGACTGCAAGGCGACGAATGATCCCACATCCAACTACTGCGGCTTTTGCCGAGCGGAACTACCCCACGCGTATCTCGATCTTGGTGCGGCCATGAACGATCTCGTCGCCGCCGCGAACCAGGCCTCGCTGGTGGAGGAGCTGGTGGGGGCGCTGGAGGCACGTTGTCCGGAGCATTCGCTGCCTATTGAATATGAGCCACAAGGCGATGCTCACTTCCCTCTTGTGGGCTGGAATCATCGGGAGGGAGGAACCGCGGAGAGTGGGGGCGTTTACAGTTCGTGCCGACTAACGGATAGCGAACGTGCCCTCCTCCTCCGCGTCCGCGAGGCCCAGGGGAAGGCACCATGAAAGACCCCGGCGACATCCTGCGCACCCTGATAGCAGCGGCCAGCACGAAGGAGCACAGCCCGCTAGAGGAGGGTTCTGATTGGGCCACAGTAGAAGGATCGAAGCGCCAGTGGCAGGCGCGGAAGGATCGCCGCCGCCTCGCCGCCCTCGCTAAGTACCTAGGCCCGCTGCGGGGCATGGCGGAAGCCGTCCGTGAGGGCCTCGACGCCTTGATATTGGATGAAGACTTGACAGATGCCAAGCTGCGCGATGCGGCGGAGCGGCTACTACCCCGACTGGCTGATAAGGCCCGTGCAGCCGAACTCGCCCTGGACGCGGCGCTGCTAGAGAGAGAGCGCGATGGGAACTAACTACTACGTGGTGTCTAGTTGTGAGCATCGTGGGCAGCATATAGGCAAACGATCGGCGGCGGGCCGCTACTGTTGGGACTGTGGCGTCACGCTGGCGAGGTCTGGCACTCCGCATGACGAATCGGGGATGCTTGACCGCTGCCCCAAGTGTGGCCAGGAGCCTACGAAGGAGTCGGTGGAAAACTCTGCTGCCGGACGCGAGTTGGGATTCAACAGAGCCCCACCGCAACGTAAGACCGGCGTAGCTTCATGCAGTTCGTTCTCTTGGGCTGTTAAGCCGGGCTACCTAGAGGGAGTGGCTGAGATTGAGAATGAGTATGGTGATCACTTCACACGGGCGGAGTTCATAGCGCTGCTCGAAGAGTGCCCTATTCAATTTACGCACAGCATTGGGATTGACTTCAGCTAGAGGGAGAGTGTGATGGCTGAGCCGACGAGGGAGGAGCTTACGCGCTGGCGCATTTGGGCTACGTTTGGCGAGTTTCTAGGTACCAAGCGTAACCATACGAATACGGTGATTCTTCGCCTTCTTGACGAGCGCGACCGCCTCTCCGCCTGCCTACAGCGTACCGAGGAGCAGGACGCTCTGCGGGCGGTGGAGGTGAAGGGGCTGCGGAAGGCGCTGGAGGAATGGCGGCGGGACTGCTACCCATGCGAAGCAACAACGTGTAAGTGCAAGTCCCGCTGGCACATGAGGATTGGCCCGGCAGCAGAGCGGATAGAGCGCACTGATGTCGCCCTGGAAGGCCGCCATGAATGAGCCTACCACCATAGTTGAAGAGATAGCGGCGGAGCTGATTTCTGCCCAGCGGAAGTTCCCACCGTTTCATAACGCACACGAAGGATACGCCGTGCTTCTGGAAGAGGTGGATGAGCTGTGGAAGGAAGTCAAGGTCGGGAGCCGAGTCGCGATGCGAAGGGAGGCCATCCAGGTAGCGGCGATGGCCCTGCGCTTCCTCGTTGATGTAGTGCCACGGAGGTCGCCCCGTGCCTAGCCCCCTCGTGGACATCGGTGGCTGTAGCTCGTGCGAAAATCTACAAGTCGTGTACCTGGGGCCAGACCTCACGCCGACGCTGTGCCCCTGGTGCCACCCGAAAGGAGCTACCGACGTTGTGAAGGGGACGCCTTACATCCAGCCAGCCATCCGGACCGATTACGAAACTCCCACCGATCTCTTCGATGCCTTATGGGAGGAGGTTGGCGGCTTCACTTTCGACCCCTGCTGCACGCCGGATCAGTACACGGCTCAGCGTGTTCTGAACCACGGGACGCCAGTGAGGGATGGTGTGGACTACCGTGGCCGCATCTGCATCCCGCCGCCAGCAGAGCACGAACGCTACCAAATGAGCAGCGACGCCGTCGCTAGTAGGATCCTGATCGACGGTCTGGCCCAACCCTGGCACGGCAAGGTCTTCATGAACTCGCCCTACGGCCTCGCGCTCCGCAAGTGGGTACCTAAGGCCGTGCATGAGGTGGAGTGCGGCAACGCCGAGCTGGTAGTGGCACTGGTACCAGCGAAGACGGATACTCAGTGGTGGCAGGAATACGTGCTTACCCGTGCGCGGTTCGAGTGGGACTGGCACGTCGACGCCCATACGCAGACGACAGACGTGCGCTTCCTCAAAGGGCGCCTGACGTTCAGGGGAGAGACTGGCCCAGCGGGTCATGCTTCAGCAATCGTAGTTTGGAGGAGATGATGCCTTGGCACGAACTAACGAATCAACTCGTTGGCTTTGCCGCGGGAGCAGTCTTCGTGCTCTACATGGCGTACACGATGGGCTGGCTCACCTTACCGGAGTGGCCACACCGGAAATCTCAGAAGAAGACCCACTCCAAGGAGTGCCTCGTCTGTGGGCATGGCGGGTTTAGAATCACAGCGGAGGGAGGAGGAGGACAGAATGCCGTCTGTCGGAAGTGTGGGTCTCTTCATCTCAATAGCCCCTTTGGCCTCGAACTCCTACGTGCGGGAACACCGGCACCGAAGGTCATCCTACCATCAGGGGAGAAGATCGAGTGTGAGACAGGCACCGACGCCCTAACAGAATGCGCCGCCTGGAACAGAGAACACCATCCTCGTGGTGGAACAGGAGATCCAGGTGCCTATGTCATAGACTCCGAAGGTGTGATGGCGACAGATCCACTGGCCCCGTATGGTTGCTGACTCAGACTCTCTGGTAGCTGACACAGATGATTGAGCATATGATACAATTCCTGTATGCAAGGTCGGAGTCGAGGACACCATTGGGTGACATAGATGGCAAGAGTTAATCCGAGGAAGCTTCCCTGGACTAGACGTCCCGAGATTCTGGAACGAGTCAAGAAGACCTACGAGCTCTACCAGCAGGGATATCAGTTCGTAGAGATTGCTGCGGAGCTTAAAGTTGACTACACGACGACCTGGCGGGACATGAGGCGAGCCAGAGAATTAGCAGAAGCTGAAGCCGCTGTTGGAGTCCTCAATGTTAGAGAGGACGCAGTCGGGCAGCGGCGGCACACCCAGCGTGCGGCGTTCGAGGACCGTGACGCTGCTGACGGCAACGACGCATCTGGTAGGGCGGGTCTTCTGAGGGTCGTGGGAGACAACCAAGATCGTGTTGAGGAGCTGTACGACCTCCGCCGTAAGGATGCCGCCCCGCAGACGTCGGTGACGCTGATCCAGATGGGTGGTGGGCCGGCGAAGCAGATCGAGGATATGACGGACGATGAGCTCAAGCTTTTAGAGGAGAGACTAAGTGGAGACGGGCACGGCGAGTGAGGTCATCCGGTTGAGTGGCCTCTTCGTTAAAGGGAGGCTCATTGTCGGAGATATCCTAGAAGGCCTAGCTAGGTTGCCAGATTCCTGCATCGCTGCCATCGTCACTGATCCGCCCTATGAGTTGGGCTTTATGGGGAAGGGTTGGGACAAGGCTGGTGTGTCCTTTCAGGTCGAGACCTGGGAGGCGTGCCTGCGTGTCCTCAAGCCCGGCGGCCACATGGTTGTGTTCGGCGGCACCCGCACGCACCATCGGATGTGGTGCGCCATCGAGGACGCGGGCTTCGAGGTGCGCGAGATGCTGCTCTGGTTGTATGGGCAGGGCTTCCCGAAGTCGCTGGACGTGTCGAAGGCCATCGACAAGGAGGCTGGAGCTAAGCGGAAGGTGATCGGGGTTAGCCCGAATGATCGTCCTCATTCCCAGGTTAGAGGTGGCAGAGCATTCGACAAAGCCTTGGATTCGGGACAAGAGCACGCTGTGCTGAGCATTACTGCCCCTGCTACTGATGCTGCCAAACGACGGGAAGGCTGGGGCACCGCGCTCAAGCCCGCCTGTGAACCGATCCTGCTGGCGCGCAAGCCGCTGGCGGAGTCAAACGTTGCGGCCAATGTTCTCAAGTGGGGGACTGGGGGGCTGAACATTGATGGGTGTAGGATTCCTGGGATGCCACCTACCACGACGCAGGGTAAATCCTCGCACATTTATGGCGGGGGACACGGTTTCGCTCCAGAGGGGCAACAAGTGTCCCAGCCATCAGAACTTGGTCGCTGGCCAGCGAATGTTCTGTTGGATGAGGAAGCGGCTGGGATGCTGGATGAGCAGAGTGGCGACCGGCCAGGGATGCCCCGCACAACAAAGCGGCGCGGAGACGCTCCGAAGGGCTACGGAATCGGGGTTGCTCCCGATGATGCGTCTATGTCCCCAGGCTACGGCGACTCCGGCGGCGCCTCCCGATTCTTCTACTGCCCGAAGGCACCGAAGGCCGAGAGGGGCAAGGGCAACAAGCACCCGACTGTCAAGCCTCTAGCTCTTATGCAGTGGCTCGTCCGCCTAGTCACGCCTCCAAACGGGGTCGTTCTTGACCCCTTTTGTGGCAGCGGCTCGACGCTCATAGCTGCGGTGAGGGAGGGTCATAGTTTCGTCGGCATTGATATCGACCGTGAGTATTGCGCAATTGCAGAGCAGCGACTTTTGGGGGAGAGCCTAAGTGGAGACGGGCACGAAGGAGGAGATGATACATGATGTGGGAAGACTTTGATCCGGAGAAGGTGAAGATCTCCAATGTTAAGATTACATTAGGTGAAGTTGCCCTGGCTGGTCGTGCCAAGGCTGGTGATATAGAGGCTTTCGTCAAGTTCTTGGTCGAGCGTACTGATCTCACGGAAGAACAGGTATGTTCAATTCCTGCCGACGAGCGGCTAACCAAACTCGCGAATCGTGTAATGCGAGGAGTTGAGGAAGCGCAACGCCTTCTCAAGCTGGAACAGCAACTGTGAAGCGGAGTGAGCTAACCGACGACGGGCGCTGCGTCGAGTGCCGCTGGCATCTGCAGGTATGCTCGAGCTGCGGCGGGCAGCATTGCGCCTGCAGGAGTGGTGGGATGAGGACACATTGGCGCGCCGGCAGGCCTACGCGTGAGCGCGATAAGTTAGGAGTGCAGTCATGACCGCAGCAGAAATACTTCTACTCTATGTCTGGATAGCCGCAGCACTCTTCCTTGGCTGGCAGCTTGGCGCCCTAATCGGATACTGGAGTGCCTACGGCTGGCCATGGACACGGAAGGTCCGTCGATGGGCTGCCCGCCGTCATCGCAAAGAGGCTGAAGCTGCCCTTGCTCGCTGGGCTGAGCGCCATCCAGATGAGGCCCAACGCATCGGGAAGAACCTTACGGCCATCGCGCAGCTCGGCATGACCTCCGTGGGAGCGATAGAAGCGTTCGCAGCACTAGCGCGGGAACTTCGAGGCGAGGAGGTATGATGGCTAGCACTAAGACGATGAAGCCCTGGGTCGAGCGCATCCCTCAGGCGATAGAGAAGGCGGAGGGGCGCTTTGGAGCTATGACCGTTGTAGTGGGAGCACCGCCGCATGGGTGGATTACGCGCACCGAGGTGGCGCTGGCGAAGGCGCTGTGGGAGCTATTCTACAACTCGCCTGAGTACAACGGGGAATACACGCCTGTGCCAGAAGTCCTGCGTGCGTTCACAGAGAAGGTAGAAGCTCTTGGCGAGTGAGGAGGAGGGTAAAGCGGTGTGCAAATACGAAGGATGTCGCCACCATACGAGCCGTGATCGCTACGTCCACAGGCCACTTTTCTGTCGGCTAAGCATCCACCGCCACTGGCAGGACTGCCCTTCCAATTCACCTCCACCTTGGTACAACGAATGCTTGGAATGTGGCTATAACTGGGTCCGCATTCTTAACGGGAAGGGTGAACGAAAACGCTGGGCGTGGTGGTGGAAGGCGCCGTGGCCGATTAGGGGGCCGCTGCTCTGGTTGTCTTACCGTCCTTGGGCACATATCGATGCCCTGCTGGAGGCTGGATCACCTCCAGGTCTGGGGCCGATCACTAAAGGGCAATCTGAGGGTGGTGGGCGAAGGCCACCAGAGCCGCTACCTCCGGCACCCGAGAGTGTACTGAAGTCTGGCACGAAGCCTGGCCCAACACGGAGCCAAGCGCCACCTCCGCCACCACCTGCCCCCTCGCGCCGAGATCCTGGGTATATTATCAAGGAAGGTGGGCTACCGCCGAAGCGGAGGAATTGACGATGGTGGCGAAGGTTGACACCAAGACAAAGACCAAGACCCAGCGGGTTGAGGCTCTCGATGCTGGGTCGCGGGGGCTGCTCCTTGAGCAAGTACAGCTACTCCGCAAGCGTCGATCAGTCGAGCAGTCCTTCCTGACCTTCCTCTCCTACTGGCACTTCGTCTCTCGAGAGACCGGCGAGGTGCTTACGTTCGGTCCTTGCCCGGAACACGGTGACGAACATCCAGGAGGACTATGGTCGGGGCAAGAGGAGTTTGCGAAGGCAGCTATCGAGCACCCATTCCTCTACGCGCTCAAGGCTGGTAAGCTGGGGTTCACAGAGCTTGGGTGTGCCTACGATGGGTGGATCGCGCTCTGCGGCCCGCCCAACGCCCGTGTCCACCTCTTCTCTCGTGACGATAGGGCTTCTCAGAGGCTCCTTGGCTACGTCGAGTTTGGCCTATCCCACCTCCCCCAGTGGCTCCGCCCCACCTTCCTCGTTGACGAGGCTGGGGGGAGGTCGGCGCACAGCCTCAAGTTCTCCCTGGGCATAGACGACCTACGAGCGGTCGTGTCCTATGCTGCCGGCCCCAACGTCTCAGTCGACGACACCTGCCAGCACGCTCACGTCGACGAGCTGGCGATCATGCAGTTCGCTGAGCAGACCTGGTCGGCAGTTTACTCGACGGTCGCGCCTGGGGGCTCTTGTCACGTCGTCACCCGAGGCAAAGGCGAGCACGTCTTCGCAGCCAAGCTCTGGAAGATGGCACAGGCTGGGATATCGCCACTATATCCTCTGTTCGTCCCTTGGGCTGAGCGTCCAGGCCGCACGCTTGAGTGGTATGCGATACAGGAGGGCTCCCTCACACGCCAAGCGCTCAAGCATTTCGCACCGGAGACTTGGGAGGACGCGCTAGCAGGAGACGACGAGATGTCATTCGTACCGATAGAGCTGTGGGACCGCTGTAAGGAGGACTTGCCGGCGCTCGTAGAGTACGACGGGGCGGGCAACCTCAGAGTAGACCAGACGCCCATCGTCGTCGCCCTTGACGCTGCTGTGACCAACGACTCCTTCGGCATCGTATCTGGTAGCCGGCATCCAGACGCTGAGCGCCACGAGAACACCGTGGTCATACGCGGGGTGAGGGAGTGGAAGCCACCAAGAGGCGGCCAGATCGACCTCTCGGAGCCTGAGTCGTTCCTCCGCTTCCTGTGTCTTGGTGGGTGTCCGTCGGGGCACGCCAGGGACGATAAGCGTGACTCGTGCGATGCCTGTGCCTCTGGCATTACCGTCGGAGCGCACAACGTCGTCTGCGTGACCTACGACCCATACCAACTAGAGTCGATGATGCAGGCGTTCCGCAAGGAAGGGCTTGCACCCGTCTATCCCTTCTCTCAGCAGGCGGAGCGGCTCATCGCTGACTCAGAGCTCCGTGACCTTATCATTAATAGACGCATCGTCCACGACGGTAATCCTTACCTGCGAGAGCACATCGAGAACTCGGCTGCTAAGCTAGACCCCAAGGAGGACAGGAAGATCCGGATCGTCAAGAAGGCACCTGAGCGGAAGGTAGACCTTGCAGTGGCAACCTCGATGATGGCGAGGAAGTGTCTGTATCTCTTGCTCTAGTAGGAGGGATAGAAAAGAATGAAGCTGGTAATAAAGGTTGCTGGTGTACCGGATGAGAATGGGGAAGTCTTCACTCGTGCTACTCTTACAAAGATGGCGGCCAGCACGGCGCTATTCGGAAGCTTCCTTGCACGCGGAGGCGGAGGACTTACGAGAATATGGATGGATGGGGATAGGCTCATGGTCGAAGTTGCAATAGACGAAGAGTTACCGCCACCCCCCGATCCCAATGACGACAGTCTGTGATCGAAAGAGGTGGAAGGGGACATCGTATTTTCTCCGCTATGTTGAATGAGGTCGAGGTAATAGACTTCGGGACCGTGTGGGGTTATGGACTTGAAGTGCAAGCATTGTGGGGGCCGCCTCTTCCTGGAACCTGACGAGTATCTCCCTGACCTGGAGCTCAAGTGCATCAACTGCGGTCGGCCTGCTCTGTCACCTTCAGAGGGTCTCGAAGCTGCTGGCATTAGGTATCGTCTGCCAAGTGTCGACGTTCCTGGGCCGAAGCAAGGCAGGAAGACGAAGGTGGTAGAGCGTAAGATGCTCCCTCCAACCTTTCGCCGCTGGACTCCTTGACCACTTGACAACTGATTAATCATCTGATACACTGATGTATAGAGGGCGCTCCTCATGGGGGTCTGTGGGAACTTACTCCTGTGTTGGAGGTGGGAGCGTCCTCTACAGAGAAAGGAGGCGCGTGATGGTGGATACAAAGGACTTCGTAAGCTCACTACGGAAGCTGGCGGATGCTGTTGAGGGCGAAGAGATATCTGGGTGGCAGATGGATGGCTTTGCAGATTTCATTGGGAGCGGCAGCGGTAAGGATAATGGCATCAGGGCGTTCCTGATTACTTATGGTGCCGAGCGCGCGACAAGAGAACGAATAGAAGAAGTGCATCGTAGCTTTACGCAGCCGTTTCCTGGCTTTGTCTATGGACAATCGATCTTCGAGGCGGCGAAGAACGGGGGGTCATCGTGAGGGGCGATAGTCTACTTGCCGGAGTACTAGACTTTCTGGTAGAGAGGATATGGAAGTGACACTCAGAGTAAATGGCCCCGTATGCTGTGGCGAATGCGATACTGATAAGCCGGATCTCTCCGAGGAGTTCGACGCGGACCAGCCTACTTGGATGGATCGCTCTGGCAAGGAGTGGCGTCTGGTCGATATGACGGATAGCCACTTGCAGAATGCTCACCGGATGATGGGCAGGATCGTGAGCGCCCTCTGCCTAGGGCCAGGGCCGCAGGGAGAGATGGCGCAGGACTATTATGAGATGGAGATCGCTGCTGCTGAGCGGGCAGAGGACGAGCTTGCTGCAGAGATTCACCGTCGTAGGGCAATGAAGGGAGCATACCTATGGAACTAGCCAAGATAGAGCAGAAGGCGAAAGACGCTGACACGGAGGCGGTGGCACTCCTGCAGTCTGCGCAGGCGCTCATCATCACCTCGCCGGCCGGGTTCCAGGCTAGCGGAGCTGTGCTGAAGCAGATCGTCACTGCGAAGAAGGCCCTGCTGAAGACGCGCACGGACGTCACGCAGCCGATGGACGCGGCCAAGAAGGCGGTAATGGAGCTCTTCAAGCCGGTCGCCGAACGGTTCGAGAGCGCCGAGGCAACGCTGCGAGCCGCCATGGCGACGTTCAGCCAGGCGGAAGCAGGGAAGCAGGCTGAGATACAGGAGCGACTCGACGAACTGGCGCGCAAGGACCGCGAGCGTCTCGAAACCCGAGCAGCCAAGCAGCGTGAGCGCGGCAACGAGGAAGAGGCAGAGGCGCTGGAAGCGACAGCCGAGCAGGTCACCGCAGCAGAAGCCGCAGAGCCCACGAAGGTCGCTGGTGTCCACACGGTGACGACGTGGAGTGCGGAGGTCACGGATATCCAGGCTCTGATCCAGGCCTGTGCCGATGGCAAAACCCCTGGAGGTCCACGCTTGGTCGAGCCGAACATGCCGGCACTCAACGCTCTCGCCCGCGAGTTCAAGGATAAGCTCGACATCCCGGGTGTTCGTGCGGTGAGTACTACGAGCACTGCTGTAAGGGCGTGAGTGAGGAGGATAGACATGGCTGAGCCGAAAGAGTTCTACATCATCCTCGACGGTCCATCCGAGCACGAAGCTGGCCGCTTTGTAGAGGTGGAGGATGGGCGAGGTGGAGGCGTCAAGGCTGGCAAGTGGACAAAGCGGGCTGACGGCTTCTGGCAGCTCGGGCCGTTCGTAGAGGCCTCAGTGGTCGGGGAGTTGGTAGAGGCGCTGGGGGATGCCCTCGACGGCCTAAAGGAACTCAAGGCGAGATATACCGAAGCCGAAGGTGGATGGATTGTGGCTGACTTTATGGGTGCGGCAACCAACGAGAGCCATTGGATGCACAAGGTTGTCAAGGCTGAGAAGGCCCACACCCTCTTCCGCCGCTTCCGCAAAGCTCTGGGGCAGAAAGTCCCCAATGCGCCCTAACTCTCAGTACCTCGGTTGGGCGGGGTTCTTCCCCCGCCCCCTGCTCAGCCGGGGCGCTGAGAGTTGGGCCGCAACTCAGCCACCAGGGATCACGGGAGGAGCGCCGAAGGGGTGTCCTCCTCCCGCCCTGGCGCCTGCGCTGCAGAACTAGGAGCGAACTATGAGTGATACGCCACCGCTAACTCGGATGCACCGCCCGCCCCTAGCAGAAGGCGTCAGCCCAGCAGAGGTGATCCGCATGGCCGAGCGGGACGGCTGCGGCTGCGGCTGCGGCTGCCCACCGTTCGTGCTGCGGTGCGCTCATTGGGAGGGGCGGATACTTGTGCTTGGAGAGACTGGGTATCACGGCCTCCCGGCCTGCACCCTTGAGCCATCTGGCAACTTTGGCGTCTGGGTCGGAGAACGCTTTATCGCTCACAATTGCGGTCAGCCTGGGCATGTCGCCCTGCCGGTTATCAGTGATTGGGGGCACGGCTTCCCTTATCACAGGTTGAATGCCGCCGAGGCCGAGTTCTCGCGCCGAGAACGCCAGATGCTAGAGAGAGAAGATGCCTGACATACTTGGACGTCTCGTGCCAATCCTCCATCGTCGCAGTCACGGAAAGAAGGGCTGGGCGATCAGCTACCTTCTCCGAGACGAGCCGAGCCGATTCCCTCACTGGCTATACGATTGGTTGGTGCGGCCGCTCAATCGTCTTCTCTGCTGGCGCTACGGGCACTCAGGGCTGCTACGAGAGCTGTGGCTCATGTACGGCATGGCGGAGCCGCATTGCTCTTACTGCTCGAAGGACATCCGCCAGCCTGGTGATGTGCCGGGCACCAAGGAGTTGCCCGAAGAAGCCCGCCATGCCTAGCCCCTACCGTCGCGCACCTAAGCCCTCTGCCCGTTCTAGGGCATCCCACCAGCAACCGGATAGGCGCAGGGATGCGCCAGCTTAGGTGCGCGACCGTGGGGACTACAGCGTGGAGCGCGGAGCAGCGGACAGAGCCTCCGAAGTATGCCTGCTTCGATGGGCGTGGCCAGAAGGCAGCCGCTTACATCCACTGCCCCGCGCCCTGCGCTGAAGTTCTGGAGGAGGCAAGGAGATGGCATTAGTTCTGACAGTGGCCAAGGGATTCGAGGACTACATTACTATTAGGCACGGTGGTGAGTCGATCCGCATCCAGGTGAGGCCTTCGCTTAAGTCCACGGACCACTCCATCGTGGCCTTCCTCTCAGACAGCGACAGTGGAGCCAGCCCTCCGGCGAACTGGCAGTTCGCACGTAAGGCAGCCAAGGAACGGGCAGGCAGTTGAGGCGCTGCTCGCTCTAGGGCTTGACAAACTGATTAATCATTGATACTATTGAGTCATGAGGAACGGAGGTAGTATATGAGTGAGAACCCGCCGACCAAGGTGATCTGGAAGTATCCAGTAGAGCTACGGGAACGGCAGAGTATCCCTATGCCTGAAGGAGCTGAGATCCTGAGGTTCGACGCACAGGGCGAACAGCCAATGCTTTGGGCGCTAGTAGACCCTCAGAAGCCGCCAGAACCCCGGCACCTCCGTCTTGCTGGTACGGGGCATCCTATCTCGGAGAATGGACTGAAGTATATCGGCTCCTGCTTTCAGGGGCCGTTCGTCTGGCATCTCTTCGAGGGGGATGCTTGGTAGCCATAAGCAGATGAACCCAGACTCCCCAACCGAAGCAGCGCGCTCATTCCTCGAAGCCTGGCGCGATGAGGACTGGCAGAAGATGGCCGCGCACATACAGACCTCACGGCGTATCGGCAACCTCCTTATCCTGCAGCACCTCGAGAATCTGTTCCAGGCTCGTCCTCTAGAGTCGTTCACTATCACGGTCGGTAAGGATGTAGGATCTGCGATGTCGACGATGACTGCCCTGGCGACGGTCAAAGGTGTGCGGGTGACGCTCGCCCTCAACGTGATCCATGAGGACGACAAGGGGAGGCCAGTGCCTAGGACAGCTCCTGGTGCACGCTGGGGTGTGAACGAGATCTCGGCACTAAGGACGAGGCCATCGGGATGAACCTTCGAAGAACTGATATGTACGGGCACGCTATCTGGCCTTTGGGGGAGACTGGGTATGGCGTGAGCGTAACTTTCTGTGGAAGACCAGGCGAGCCGCTTGTTCCGGAGTTCACATTCTTTCATGCTAGCGATGGCTTCCAGCAATCTCTCTTCAGTGTAACGATGATGCAGCTATTCGACAAAAAGGGGCCACTAATTTGCAACGTCTTTCGGGAGCGGGTTGCTGATGTGGAGCGGCTCCAAGGAGTACGGGGATGACCCGCACAGATGATGCCTTAGCCAAGCTGAGGGAATGGGACGAGGCGGTAAGTCCTGGATCGTGGGAAGCAGCACTTGACTTTAGCACCACGTTGGAACGCCTCGCCGAAATCTCCCCATCTCTCTCTGTGATACCGCTAACTGCTCCAGCGCTGCCGGCAGGCAAAGGGTATGGCGTGGGGTGGATACGCACAGAGGGCAACGCTCGCCTCGCTTCCCTCTCCAAAGGCCACCTGCTGCGGCTGATGGGGGCGCTATTACTTGACGATACGGAGACGCACGAAGAGTCTGAGGTGTGTGCTGCTACCCACCAACTCTGGCGGGATAGTGGTATCGACGTACGTTGCGTCCCTTGCGAGGTTCTTACAGACCTAACCGACGCTATCCTGGGGCCGAACGAAGGAGGGCGATGATTAGCCCAGATATCCCGGTTGGGACAGGAAGCAAGGAGGTAGGGGGGAGGAAGCAATGAGATGTACAATCTGTGGGCGTTTCGTCCCATACGGTTCTGATTCCGCAACCGACTTTGGCAATAGCTACGATGTCGAGCCGCCAGATGAGTACTTCTACTGCACTACCTGTGCTGGGAATGAAGAGGGAAGGGCAATTACGACGGGCAGCTTGCCCGCTCATTGGGTAGCAGCCGACTGGGAACGACGAGCGGCGAAGGCCCTAGGTTTGGTGCGAGCGGGGCCGAAGCTCGCTGCCTGGGGACACTGGTATGCGCGAGAGAGAGTACCAGATGGGTACGTCACTCAAAGCTAAGCCAAGCACCCGCGTTCCAGTGCGCGGGGCGAACGGCGAGGGAGCAACTGAGTGATTAGCTCAGGCGATCTAGTGACGGTCTTGGCGCATCACCTGGATGGGTATGCTTGGACGGTAGGTGCTGTAGGCGTCGTCTTACATCCGGCACACGAAGTGGACTTCGATATCCTCCACTTTCCTAGACACCGCGAGATCCCTCCTATCCACCTGGGTTGGTGGGTAGTTAGCGTGGAGCATCCTAAGGCAAAGGGAGGCTGCGCATATGCTGCGCTGCCCGAGGAGCACTTGGCACCTCATGCTTGCACTAGTAGGTGCCCGCGTCACCTTTGTCAGGCTGGATAGTAGGGGAGGAGATATGACCAAACGCTTCTACATCGGCAAGAAAGCGCAGGAAGAATTCGACGATTTGGAAGAATGGATCGCTGCGCGTATCCCCCTTCCCCCACCGGAAGGAACCCGGTGCGAGGACGATCAGCACGAGACCGAAGAGTTCGACGTGGACGACGAGTCTATCCGGCCCTCCGCTACGACTTACCTCTACCGCATCGAGGATGGGCACGTCTGCTACACCTACGTCTGCAAGGAGTGTGGCGAACGTGCTGACGAGGGGTATCTTGGCGATCACGATTACCCTACAACGCAGGGGGGCTACGCCGTAGTGCCGAAGCACTGTGCATAAGAGTGATAGCGGGAGGCCCCAGTTGACATGAAGATTATCGATGACGATGGTAAGGTGATCGCAGAGGGACAGGTGCTCTCGCTCAAGGCTAGCGATGTCGTGGTATTTCAGACGAAGCGAAGGCTCGGTCAAGATATGCGAGAGATGACCCGAGAGCAGCTAGAGCTACTATTCCCTGGCAATAAGGTAGTGGTATTGGACGCTGACGTCGAACTCAACGTCTTGCGCCATGCTTCGTGACTATAGTGCCACTTGACAATTACTCCCTGATTCCTGCACAATTCACAGTGAGATGGCAGACGAACTCGTTCTGCCCAATGGCGACCCTGCTCGTGGCAACGGGGCCAGCGAGAAGGAGGTCAGTCCTCAAGTCCTCGACCGCTCGGTCGTAGACGTCCCCGACGCTCCAGCAGCAGTCATCCCCTCGATCCAAGCCAACCTCCTCTTCCTTGCGGGTCAGTATGCAGATGAAGTTGATCCGTGGGGGAGGACGGTCAATACCAAGACGCGCGACAGGCAGCTCCGCGAGTTCCTCATGACGGAGTCTGTCTTCGCCTCAGCTCTCGGGGTCGTCTGCTCGCGGAACGCTGGTTTCTCTTGGAAGCTTGAGGGGCCACCTCGTACAGTGGCGCGGTCGCAGGAGTTGCTGGAGTCCGCGAACCTGGGCGAGGGTTGGGAAGACTTCATTATCAAGATCAGTATCGACCTTTACACTCAGGATGCTGGGGCCTTCATTGAGATCGTCAGGGCCACAGATGCCCCAGACTCGCCTGTGATCGGCCTCAACCACCTCGATGCGATGCGCTGCTACCACACAGGAGCCCCTGAGGCGCCGGTCATCTACCAAGACCGCAAAGGCAAGTACCATCTTCTGAAGGGACACCAAGTCATTACGCTCGCTGAGATGCCGACGCCCATCGAAGGGCTGTATGGCCTCCAGTACTGTGCCCTGACGAGGATGCTCCTGGCGGCGCAGCTCCTCAAGAACATTGCCGTCTATAAGTATGAAAAAACTGGGGGGAGGCATAACCGAGCCATCCACCTCGTGGCCGGTATGTCGACCAAGCAGATCAACGACGCGCTCGCCCAGCATAGGATATGGGCGGACGCGGCTGGGCTGCAGCGATATCAGAACCCCCTTATCATCGCCTCCGCCGACCCGAACATCAGGCTCGACCTGAAGACGCTTGAACTGGCGTCCCTACCAGATAACTTCGACGAGGAGACGTCGTTCAAGCACTATATCAACCAGATTGCTATGGCCTTCAACGGCGACTACCAGGACTTCGCTCCCTTACCTGGAGGCAACCTTGGCACTTCGGCTCAGAGTCAGGTACTCCACATGAAGACGAGGGGCAAGGGGCCAGCGCTTTTCAGAGGCATCATTTCTAAGGCGATGAACTTCCGAGTCCTCCCGAGCCTCGTCACCTTCCGGTTCGAGGAGCAAGATATCGAGGCTGAGCAGATCGAAGCTGAAATCAAGGAGCGGCGAGCCAAGACACGGCAGGTACAGGTAGACACTGGCGAGATCTCGGCTGAGGAAGCCCGCCAGATGGCTGCCGACGAGGGCGACATCCCCCAGGAGTTCCTTGAGGAGGACCTGACACCTAAGGTCACCGCTGAGGATGAGGCTCGCATCGAGGCGACTCAGCCCAGGGGGCAGGGTAGTCCCCCAGCGCCGGCGGAAGAGGCGGGTACACGAGAGTTCTCGTGCCCATCTTGCGGGGGCATTACGGAGGGCGAAGCTTATCGGCAGCGCGGGCGGGTCGTTGCTAGACGATGTGCTTCTTGTGGCTTTCCTCAACTAGATGCCGCAGTCCCTATCCCAGAGTTAGAGGAGGACAAGGCCGCTCGGGCCGGCCCTTTTGACCGTGAGCGCCTCAGGGCGGAGGGGCGCTTTAGGAGATCAGTCCTCAAGGGGCTCCAGGCCATCCAGCGCAACGTCAACCGTAGGCTCCGCCAGGAGTCACGGAAAGAGCTAACCTTCAAAGCCCTCCAAGACATCCCAAACGACGAGCAGTTTTGGGTCACGCAGCGGGAGGAGATGGCGAAGGCCATCGGCAACCAACTGCAGGAGCTGCTCCTCCAAGGCGTAGATCAGGCAGCTAAGCTCGGTCTCGCCATCGACTTTGAGCTAGTCAACCAACAGGTGCTCGACCTCTCCGCTCGCTTTATGAACGAGTGGTGGAACGGTTTGCAGCGCCGCACGCGCAACTCGATGCAGACAGCGATACAGGCTCATATTCAAGCTGGCGACCCGCTGCCCGCTCTCACCAAGAAGCTAGAGCCGCTGTTCGGCCCAGTCAGGGCTGAAGTCATCTCCTCAACTGAGGTGACGAGGCTCTATGCTGAGGGGAACAAGGCTGCCTACAAGTCGGCTGGCATCGAGATAGTAGAGTTTCAGACAGTTAAGGATGCCGCCGTCGACCCAGACTGCGAGGTGCTGCAAGGGGAGCGCTGGCCTGTTGACCAGGTAGAGAACACTCCACCTATCCATCCAAGGTGTCGGTGTTGGCTAGCACCAGTTGTCGATGAGAAGCCGTTGAGAGCTGATGTGTCCGCCCCAGGGCCAGAATATGTCTCTGAACTGGAGCAGTTTCCTTCCGTCGATTCATTTGGTCAGGCAAAAAAGATCACCGCGGATATGCAAGCCAAGTATGGAAGCGATCCGCAGTTTGGTATCCTACATCGGGCTATTCTTGAGCGCACCGGAACGGATCGTCCTATATACAATGCCCTCAACCGAGAGATTGAGGCTATAGTAGGGGGTGGTACTAGCTCTTCTGCTGAAGCGCGAGAGCTTCTAACAGCAATACGGGCAAGCAGAGTGGATAGGGTACTCTATCGCGGAGCTCCATTGCAGGGGACTCCTGAGGAGCTTGTAGCTCGGTATGCTAAGGGAAGCGCTGTAGATTTGCCGATTGCCTCAACTTCTTCTAGTCGAGCCAAAGCTATTGAGCTCCTCGAAGGTAAAGGAGTGCCAGTCCTGTTTGAGTTCCAGAATGTATCAGGCCTTCCTATCTCTGCACTCTCGCCAGAAACCTGGTCGTTGTCTGAGGTTCTCATTAGTGGAAAGTATAGAGTTATCTCGTCGAGGATCGAAGAAGGTGTTGTGCATGTGGTTTTGCGAGGAGCTTGAGTATGCCCGCTAAACCTGAAGAAATACCCCGGGATTTTCAAGAGAGCCTGCTCCAGATTGCAGTTAGGATAGGGAAGAGGTTAAGTGATATACGCAAGGGGAAATAGCTGATGGCCCGAGGCTTCCGCGCCATTACCCCGAAGAAGGACCCGTTTGCAGCGCTCGCTAACCTAGCTCGCATTAGGCAGGCGATGAGTAACATGCTTAGAGCTGGGCAGCGCCAACTCTCGACATATCCCCCCTCCCAGACTAGCTACCGACGCACAGGCACACTCGGACGTAGATGGACGGTTGAAGGTCCGTCCTTACGCGGGAAAGACTTCGTGGGACGCATCGGGAACAAGACGAAGTACGGGCCGCCTGTCCAAGGCAAGAGGCAGACGAAGGTCTTTGCTGGATATAACTGGCCCAAGACGACAGATGTTGGGAAGGCCATCGTGAAGGAACATAAGCCCCGTCTCCAGGCCGCGCTCAAAGGTGCGTGAGTGATGCGCGTGTGCTTGACAAGAAACTGTGAAGTATGCAATACCTAAAGTGTAGGAGACGCGAGTGTGCCCTATTCAGGCGCTGCTGATCCGAAGCTCCCACCCAACGTTAAGAAGCTCCCTGTGGGGAAGCGGAAGCGCTGGGTCCACATCTTCAACAGCGTTTTCTCCAACTGTCGTTCTCCATCGCGCGGGGGCGGGCGCGGCTCAGTCAGTAAGTGCGAGTCAATGGCCTTCAAGTTCGCTAACGGAGCAGTAAAGGAGCTTGAGATGCTCGTTCCAGTCCAGTGCACGTGCAAAGAGTGGCTAGAGGTCGAGGCCAAGACAGAGGAAGTGAAGTGCGAGAAGTGCAACTCTGTGCTGACCCTTGGCTGGCCCGAAGGCGAGAAGATGCACGACGAGATGCCATGTGCCGTCATCGAGGCCGTCAGGCCGTATGGTGGTGCACAGTCGTTCAGCGACGTTGATACATGGAGAGAGTCGCTTGACCTCGACGCCAATGTCCAGGACCAGAAGCGCATCTTCGACAGCATCTGGGACAATGTCTGGGCTGATCTGGAGCTGTCTATTTTGGATAAGCGTCAGAAGGTCGGCCAGGCTCTCGTTGACCTCGCTTCTCGCATCACCAACCCGCCAGAGGGCCGGCGCAGCCTCATTGACAAGGTGAAGGGGTTCTTTACCCAAAAGGACGACGATGACTTCCCCGAGCTAGAGTCTGAGGCGAAAGCTGCTGTGCCTTCACACAAAGGCGCCATCAGCCAGCAAGCTACTTGGGACGGAGCTGCGGCCATCAGGCGTGCGCGGAGGTTCTCATCTAGTGGGAATACGGGCAAGAAGGAGGACATGAACTGGGCAACGTACGCGAGGTTCTTCGCGACGGTCGACCCCGCCAATCGCGAGAGTTTCGGCGGCTATGGCTATCCGCACCACGACGTCGAAGGTGGGAGGATGGTCGCAGTCCGTGGGGGTGTGAGGGCAGCCTTCCAGCGTGCGCGACAGCAGAACGCAGCCGACGCGATCAGGCATCTCCAGCCTCACCGGGAGCAGTTTGGCTTCCGGGAATCCTCCTTCGTCGTCACTAAGGATCTCGCTGGTGCCTGGCGCTGGCTTGCGATCCATACGAACAAGTTTGAAGACGAGGAGGGGGAGGGCTTCGCTGAGGAGGCACACAAGGAGTACGAAGCATGGATAGATGAGACTGGGAACTACCCGGAGCTGCGCTTGTGGCATGTCAAGGGCTCACGCATCGGAGTAGCCGATCTCGTCACCTACGCTGACGGCTTCGTCCTTTCGTCGGGCGTATTCGATCCCGGCTGCGAGGAGGCCGCAAAGGCTCTCGCTGAGATGCAGGGCGGGTTGGGTGTATCACATGGGTTCTATTATCCCGAAGATAGCTTGCAAGATGGCTTCTATCAATGGTACAGGACGTTCGAGATTAGCCCACTCCCGCAGGAGCATGCAGCTAATCTCTGGACCGAGTTCTCCGCTGCGCACATCGACCGAGTGAAGGAGGTTAGCATGTCGCTAGACCCAAGCAAGAAGGAGTATCTGGTAAAAGTTGTTGGACAGGAGCGGGCGGACAGCATCGAAGCTGCCCTACCCAAGTTCGAGAAGGAGCTGGAGGAGTCTGGCGTCGCGTTCAAGGACTTCGCCGATAGCCTAGCCAGCGATGATAGCCTCGCTGACGCGGCGGGCGAAGACGCGGACTCCTCGGAGTCAGGAGCCGCTACTTCTGCTGCGGGCGACGAGCCTAAGGCAGGCGACGGCAACGATGGTGACGACAACGAGGACGAGTCGGCGGCCGGTGAGGAAGGTAGTCTGGCCAAGCGCGTCGAGGAGCAGGTCGTCGCCGGCGTCCGCGCAGTCCTTGCTGAGACTGTCGATGGTCGCCTGAAGGCTATCGAAGACCGCCTTGTGGAGGTCGAGAAGTCGTTTGACGAGAAGGTGGCTGCGGCGATGGCCCCCAAGGGCCCAGCCAACCGCCCTTCGCAGTCAGACGACACCGCTCTCGATGGCAAGGCTGCCGAGGATATCAAGGCCGCTCTCAACAAGGCGACTGAAGGGGGCGACGAGCTCCCTGTCAACCCAGCGACACCCTACGTCGAAGATATGGCGAGGGTGCTGAGAGGCCGCACCTAGAACCTAGGGTGCTAGTCGGTGTATACAATGAGCTCCCGTTCGCAGCGTAAGAAAGGAGTTGTGCCACGTGACGACACAACCATCTGTTCTTGACGCTTTGGTTAAGGAGCTTGAGACGCGCCTCCGCCCTGGGTATAAGCACGATGCGCCGGGTAACGCTGGCGCTACTATTGGCTACGCGCACGGCCCAGGCGGTATCCTGTCCTTTCCAGGCGTCGACCCCGTAGCGTTCCATACCATCATGGGGGCTCAAACCATCCTGGGGCAGCTCCCGGCCACCCCGAGTCTGTATACGAATCCAACCTACCAAACACTGACTGGCGTCACCGACGAGTCCGGGACGGAGCCGGATGAGGTGTGCGACGCCGGCCCCATCGCCGGTCTCCTGAAGTCGTGCCTCTTGACCGCGCCTTTCGGTCGGTATAAGCGACAGACGCAAGAGATCGACCTGGACCGCATCGGACAGCGTGTAGACCGCGCTGACCCGATGGACCTCACGCTCGTCGGGTCTCCGCTGGAGGACGCCGGCATCTTCTCTGGTCCTGGGGGGGTCGATCCGATGCCCGCGGACCTCCTGACGAATGAGATCTCGAAGCGTTTTTGGGAGCGCAACGTGGCCATCTGGCGGCTGCTCTCGCGGCAGCTCTGGGTCGGCACCCCCAACAACAACAACGTCGGTGGGGGCTATCGAGAGTTTGCTGGTTTCGAGACGCTAGTCACGACTGGACACGTCGATGCTCAGAACAATCAGTCGTGCCCTGCCATCGACTCCTACGTCCGGAGTTTTGGTAACGTGCGCATCGACGTTGCCCCAGGCGCTGCCAATATCGTCGCTGCCCTGACTGATATGTACTATCAGGTCAAGGACAGGGCGACCAGGACGGGCGTGATGCCCGTACGCTGGGTCTTCGCCATGCGCCCGCAGCTCTTCTACGAGTTGACGGCTGTATGGCCCTGTTCGTACCTGACGTACAGGTGCCAGACGCAGGGCAACGAGCGTGTGACCATCGAGGGGACTGCTCAGACCGAGTTCCGGGACGCGATGAGGACCGGCAGGTACCTCCTCATCGACGGCGAGCGGATCCCAGTCATCGTCGACGATGGCATCTCCGAAGATACCGATGCAGAGAACGCGAATGTGCCTGCGGGGTGCTTCGGCACCGACATCTTCCTTATCCCGATGAGCGTTGTCGGTGGTCGTTCGGTGACGTTCCTTGAGTACTTCCAGTACAGTAACCCAGCTATCACGGATGCGCTTGGGAACATGGTACTTGGAAGGGTCGAGGGCGCGTTCATCACCTGGCCAGTGCAGACGCGTGAGTGCTTCCAATGGGAGTCGAAGATCGAACCTCGGCTGGTATTGCGGACCCCGTGGTTGGCAGCTCGTCTCGAAGACGTGAACTATTGCCCGGCCCAGCACGTTAGGGATATGTTCCCGGACGACCCGTACTTCGAGGATGGTGGTCGCACGAGTCGCCCAGGCCCTAGCTACTACACCGCATGGGCTTCCGCCTAGGTGTTGGAGGTTAGGTAGGTAGGCAAGCATGCATGGTGGCGGTGGTCCGGTTGAGCTGGGCCACCGCCATCAGATACAGTCAGGAGTATATTGTGGAGGATGGGGCGCGGCAGCAGCTATCAGGTAAAGTCTTCCTCACGGGCGGAGCGGGATTCCTTGGAAGAGCAATCATCAGACGAGCCCAGCGCGAGGACTGGCCTTGCACTTTCACCGTGTTCTCGCGCGATGAAGAGAAGCAGTGGCAGCTAAGGGAGAAGTACGGCAAATCAGTCACGTGCTATCTTGGGAGCGTCAGAGATCACCACACCTTAACGACACTCATGCCAGGGCACGATCTAGTCATCCATCTAGGTGCCGTCAAGTTTATCCCTGAGGCTGAGCGCAATGTCTGGGAGGCTGTCCATATCAATCTTGACGGCTCTAGGAACGTCGTTCGGGCTGCTGCCTGGTGCCACGTCCCTACGGTCGTTGGCATATCGACAGACAAGGCGGTGCTGCCGGCGAATGTCTACGGCATGACGAAGGCCCTCATGGAGCGCCTGTATGCAGAGGCTTGCCGCTGGTCGGAGAGGATAAACTGCGTCACTGTGCGGTATGGCAACGTTGTCGGAAGCACTGGCTCCATCGTGCCGGTCTTTCGCCAGCAACTGAAGACGAAGCAGCGATTGTCTGTGACAGACGAGCGCATGACGCGGTTCTGGCTCTCCCCCGACGAGGCAGTCGACGCGATCCTCCTCGCTGTAGCGAATGCTAAGCAGTACCCTGGGGCATCGTTCGTTCCAAAGTGTGGGGCCATGAAGATCATGGACCTCGCCCGACTTATCGCTGGAGAGGCTCCAATCGACATCATCGGAATCAGGCCGGGGGAAAAGTTGCACGAGGAGCTGGTTAACTTCCAAGAATCTCCGCAGACAATTGATAAAGGGGACTACTTCGTTGCTCGGCACCCAACGGGTAAGGGAGTAGGCGGATCTGCCGGAGCCTCGTTGCTACCGGAGGGGAAAGAGGGCTGGACGTACCGCAGTCACAATCCAGCTCACTGGATCACGATGCAGGAGATGGCTGCTATGCTCAAAGATGCGGAGGGGGTATAGGGAGGCAGGCCTCATGCGCCCGGAAGTAATGGATTGGGTAGGGCGGATGGTGGAGAACCACCAACCAGAGGCGCCCGTGCTGGAGGTTGGGGCCTTGAACGTCAACGGCTCTATCCGAGACCTGTTCCCCCAAGAGGGCTACGTTGGTCTCGATATGAGGGAGGGTGATGGGGTCGATCTGGTGGCGGATATTCTGGGAGTCAATGAGGAGTTGCGGGGCGAGTTCAATACCGTCGTAACGACGGAGACGCTGGAACATATAGAAGAGCCCTGGCGAGCGCTCGAGATGATGTACGATGCGCTCAAACCAGGTGGCCTGTTTATCGGGACGTGGGTCTTTATGTTCGCGATCCACGAGCATCCTCATGACTACTGGAGGGTGACTCCTGAAGGGTTCTACTATGTGCTCCAGCGGGCGGGCTTCAAGGACATCGAAGTCGAAGGTCAGGGAGGTAAATCGGCGACCACCCCTGTTGGGGTCTTCGCTACAGCTAGGAAACAGTCATGCCAGGACTGATAACTGACGAGGACGCCGACCTGATCCGTAGGGTCGCTACCGACCTACCGGAAGGTTCTACCGTTGTAGACCTTGGTGCGGGTTACGGGGGAACCGCCTTGGCTGTGCTATCCTCGAATCCGACAGTCAAGGTAGTGTCGGTTGACAGGAACCCAGACATGCTAGCCCATACCCGCGCTGCCTTGGAGCAAGCAGGGTTCCTCGACCGGTGGGAGGGACTGGAGATGCTCTCCCTTGAAGCCCCAGAGCGGTTCGAAGATGCTAGCTTGCCTCTCGTGCTGCTCGACACCTCGCACGAGTACGAAGATACGGTTCAAGAGATAGCTGCCTGGCTGCCCAAGGTACGGCTAGAGGGATTCTTCTGGTTCCACGACTATGATGCGGGCAACTCCCCAGCCCCTCCGCCAGCCGAGTGCATCGCCCTCGGGGTCAAGAGGGCCGTCGACCCAGTCATTGAGCAGGGGCTCCTGAAGGGGATAGAGCGGTACGGTTGGTCGTTGCTGACGCAGGTAGTGGCGTATGAATGATCTGAAGATAACAGTCGTTATACCTGTCGGCCCTGTGCCCCGAGACCAACCGTACCTTGAAGAATGTCTAGCTAGTGTGCGGATGCAGACGCGTCATGCCGATGAAATTCTCCTCATTGATGATATGGTGGGGCTCCCGCTGATGGGTGAGGGTGTCACGGTATGGCATGCTCCTTGGAGGCTTGGTGTAGGGACAGCGTTCAATTGCGGCGTCTCGTTGGCTGCTAACGACTTGGTATTCCTCCTCTGCGACGACGACTGGCTTGAGCCTACTTGTCTTGAGGAATGTCTTGCCTCCTATGAGGCCAACGCCCGGATGGACGGGTTCTATTGGGTAGTGGCCGAATATGGGGGCGAGCTAGGCGGGGTATCGGTGAACGGGAGATTCGAGACTCCCTGCAACTACGCTATGGTCACGAAAGGCTTCTGGCGGGAAACAGGGGGCTTTCCCGTAGAGGCTGTGATCGCCCCCGACTTTATCTTCCTCCAATTGTGTGACAGACTTGGCCTCCAAGACAAAGTGATTCCCGTGGCGGGTCCTCCCCTGTACCACATTCGTATCCACGACGGGACCGAGACAGCCCACTCGATGAGAGTGCGCAGCGAACTGCGACGAGAATTTAGCGGTAGGAGTCTGACACGTCAGTTACGCAAATATGCTATTCGTCGATGGTCGTCTCCAGAGAAGTGGGGGAGGGTGAGATAGGGAGATGATACTCCCGCCCGTGACGATGGTAATGACACTCTACATACCGCCCATAGAGGGAGGCTTCGGCAGACTCCAAGTGGCGAAGCAGACCATCATGTCGTGGGGGCGCTACCTCAACTACGCCGGCGAGCTGCGTCTGCATATTGCGGACGATACCGTGCGTGGCTTCGAGTGCACTGAGGAGCTCCTCCAATTCAGCCCCTGGCCTACCTCTATCAGTCACACTCAAGGTAAGGGACTGGGGGGTGCTCTGAATGAGGGCGCACGGCAGGCCCTGGAGGTCAGTCCCCTGTTCATCTACGCTGACGACAGCTACTCGCTACGCGACCCTCTGAACCTTACCTCCTGGGCTCGTATCCTGACGGAGTTCGGCGAGCCGGTGAATGGGCAGAAGGGCATCGGCGCGATCTCTCTGATGCCTCCTCGGCCAGAGCAGCGAGGCGGGCAGGTGATAGAGTTCGGGGTGGAGACGGAGAGCGTAAGAGCTATCCGGTTTGAGCGGCAAGGCTACACGTGGAACGGCAGACCTTTCCTTTACCATCGGAGGTTCGTAGAGCACTACGGAGTCTTCCCTGAAGGGGTCTCGGGCTACGAGTGGGAGCGTATCTATGCTGAGCGGTACGTAGAGAGCCCAGATGGCCCAGAAGCCCTTCAGGCTATCCATGACCCTTGGCTCCACATTTGGACGGTACGGCTGGGCGATAAGCCGGCAGGATGGGAGGGGACATGACTGACGCTCCTCAGATAGAACGACAACGGCAGGGGGGACACATCATCGAGACGGCTACCAACGCTGCGGGCGAGAAGCAGTTGGCTAACCAAGCTCGCTTTCTCGGCCTGCTACATGATACTCCTCTCGTGCCTCGTCTCTATGGTTACGATAATTCTACTCTGGACATGGAGGATCTGGGGGATGCGGCGCGGCTCGATGCTCCAGAGTCGCCCGTGCAGGACGAGGAACGGTTCTACCGGAACTGCATCTGGCTCCTCCTCACCCTGAATAACAGAGGCATCCACCACGGCGATCTAACCTCGCCCAATATCCTGGTGCGGAATGACTACCCTGTGGTACTGGATTGGCGCGAGTCCCGCTTGGAACAGGAGACGGGAAGTGACAAGCGGAAGAAGCCCGATGCCTTCTATCTGTGGAAGAGCGTCGCTGACTTCACCCCTGATGGCTCTCGCCTAGTACGTCGATGGCTAGCCATCCATGCTGATCTAGGTTGGAGTCAGGACCGTCTCAAAGGCCTGCGGCTTCTGGATGCAGGTGCTGGTGCGGGGTACTTCTGTGCGATGGCGCAGGCTGAGGGAGCAACTGCAGTAGGTATAGAGGACAGCCCAATCGCTGAGCAGGCCCAGGTGTACTGGGGTAGCGCCGGCTGCATATTCGAGAGGAGGAACCTCGTCGATTGGAAGTCCTGGGACTTCCCCATCGTACTACTGCTGTCGGTATGGCCCTACATTATCCAGCAGAGGAGTAGAGAAGAGGCCGAGGCTCTCCTGGAGAAGATTATCAAGGAGGCTGGTGTTCTCTACTTCGAGACACAACTTGCTGGCGATGGTCCTGGGCCGGATTTCCTAGCCACCGACGACGATGTAGCAGAGCTGTTGGGGCGATTTGGTAAGGCTAAGGCCCTCGTGACGCTACCTGTGACAGGTAGGCCAGCGAGCCGAACGGTCTGGAAGATCAAGAAGGATCAGTGACGTGAGTGCGGAGTTTGATCTAATCGTAAAGGACGTGTAGTAATGGTAGCGCCTTCGGCAGAATTAAGCCTCAACAGACTGGCAAACCTAACCCAAGCACTTCTTGCCGCGACTCAATCTCCAACGTCGGCGCGAGACTTTCTAATCGAAGTGCAGGAAGGCAACCTGGCTGGGCTCGCCGTAGTAAATAAGTTCGGCAGGAACGACGCTGTGCCGAACGGCTCGTGGGAGTTTGTCAGCCTGCTCGGACTTACCTCGTGGCCGCTGTCGGCCCCCACCGCAGTCAGGATCAAAGCGGGAGGGAACGCCGCTGACACTGCGGCTGGCGCGGGGGCTAGGGAAGTAACCGTCCAGGGCATCGACAGTGACTTCAACGAAGTCAGCGAAGCAGTGGCCACAGCGGGAGCTGCTGCGAGTTTGGCTACTACCATATCTTTTTGGCGGATTCATAGAGCATGGGTCTCGTCTGCGGGTACTTACGGAGCGGCTAATACAGACGACATCGTAGTAGAGAATAGTGGTGGTGGGACAGACTTGATCGAGATCGCCGCAGGGGAAGGACAGACGCAATTCGGTGGCTGGACAGTGCCTGTAGGGAAGACGGCCTATTTGCTTGCGGCAGAGATGCGTGTGGACTCAAACAAATCGGCCAATATCAGGATGTTCACTAGAGAGAATATAGATGTCGTCTCAGCGCCGGTGAGTTCTAAAAGGATCAGGCTGTTCTTTGACGGCGTCTCTGGCGAGTTCCACTACGATCCACCAGGGACTGGGAAGCTGATTAATGAAAAGTCCGATATATGGTTCGAGGCTTTTGGAGACGGTGGGGTTGTTGAGGTATCCTGCGACTTCACGCTGTTAGTGGTGGACAACTAGGGAGATAGGAGTGGAGCCAGTACCAGTTCTCGCAGGACTTCTAGGCACAGCCGCCACCATAATCGTGGGGCTGCTAGGCTTCGTCGGGCTGAGCTTCCGACGGAACGGCAGGAACGGTAGAAATCCTAACGCCGCCACGCTGGAACTACAGTTTCAACAGATGATAAAGCTGCAGGACGAAGGGAACAAAGAAGTGCAAGAGATGCACAAGACCCTGATACGGATGGACGCGAAAATCGGGAACTGTCCCGTCGTCCAGCGGAGTGGGGGAGGGTAGGATGTACAACTTCAAGAGACTAGAAGAGTTATTGTGGTTCGGCGGTGTCGCAGCCGTGGTGTTTGTGCTGCAACTAGTGGCGGAATTGGATCCGGAAGTGGTACTACAAGATTGGAAGGCTTACGTTATCGCTGCTGGGGCCGGGGCTGCACGAGCTTTTGCGGCAGCGATCTTGGCAAGAGTACGTAGCAGGGAAGAGGTAGATGGACTGGCCTAATCTCTGCATCTTACTCCTGACCTACAACCGCCAGGAGTACGCCGAGCAGACGCTCCGCTCTGCGCTCCAGAATATCCATTACTCTGGGAGCCTCGCTGTGCATATCGCTGACGACGGGAGCCCGCCAGAATATCGTGAGCACCTAGCGGGGATACTCGCTGAGCATCCTCCACTCACTCATACCGTGACGAACTCAGAACGTAGGGGCTACGGGGCGAACTACAACTTAGCACTCCAGACAGTTCATGCTTGGGCTGAGGTCGTCCTGCCTCTCGAAGACGACTGGAGCCTAACCAAGCCGCTCGACCTCGACCCGCTGGTAGCAGCGCTTCAGGAAGGTTGGTTCGACTGCCTCCGCCTAGGATACATCGGCTACACGCAGCCGTTAAAGGGGGAGTTCCGCCATGATATGTCCGGCAATCATTACCTCCTTCTTGATCCTGACTCTCCTGAGCCACACGTGTGGGCGGGACATCCCCGGCTGGAAACAGCGGAACGGCAGAGACGTGTCGGCCCTTGGCAGGAGGGACTTGATCCAGGCACCACCGAGTTTGAGATAGCTCACCGGCCGGAAGCTAGACGAGGAGTAGTCTGGCCGCTTGATCTTATTCATCCTTGGGGGGACCTGTTTGCTCACATTGGAACCTATCCAGCTCCAGTAGATGAGTTGGAGGCCGTAGTGTCGTGATTGTACCAAAAGACATCTTGGTGGGAACGTGGGGGACAACGTTTCGGCTCTTGACGTTCGACGCAGATATTGATGCGGAGACTGGTGGAGGTGGTATATGGTATCCTCCCTTCTTCTTTGCGGCGGCATCTCCTATAACGACGGCAATCCGAGCGGTGCCGTTTGTTGGTATATTCATCGTTCAGCAATATCTGCTGAGTTTTGATACCTCGCAGATCGGGGAGATCAGATCGGTCATCCGCGCATCTCTCACTTTGCGCATCAACGGGAAGAGTCCCACCCCTGACCTTTCGATGGCGCTAGCTTGCGATGCGTTTCCTTGGGGAGATGTACCTGGAGATGTTGGGGTTGAGGATTACGCTACTTCTGAACAACCTGGAGAAGATGGGCTAATCCCCTTCGGGGACTTGCCCAATGTTGGAGAACAGGTCGAGTTTACTCCGCGCCGAGGAAAGATTGAGGTACAGGGGCGGACTTCCTATCGCTTGATGCTAGTAAATGGTCCTCCGAGTGTGGGCACCGTGGTGAGTGTTGGCACAGTTACCGGAGGGGTAGCAGCCCAGCTTGCTGTCGTCGTAGCAAATTGCATTCCATCGCACAGAACGCATAGAGTTGGAGTGAGATAGTTACTATGCGGGTATATATCTACCCCGACTTCAAGGGCGAGGATGATGGTGATGGGGGCGTTCGCCGTGTCGTCGAGATGCAGCGCAGCGTCCTGCCAGAGCACGGTATCGAGATCGTGCCTTCGCACGAGGAGGCGGATGCCGTCATTGTCCATATCGAGCGAGCGTCGAAGTATCTTAGGCAGTACAAGGACCTCCCACTCATCCTCGATTGCCATGGGCTCTATTGGGCGGATATAGATCCTGCAACTGGTAGGCCATACGAATGGCCTGCGTGGGCGATCAAGGCGAACGCGCAGGTGATGGAGAGCATCCGGCACTCTGACGCAGTCATCGCTCACTCATTCTGGGTCGCCCAGGCTATCCGCCGGCACACGATGAGGAAAGTCGGCGTCATCCCACACGGGATTGATGCTGCCGAGTGGCCTGCTAGCGACAGGTCGGAGTACGGCTCAGGTTACGTGTTGTGGAATAAGACGCGACCAGATCCGATCTGCGACCCGACACCGATAGTCAAGCTTGCGGAGGCGATGCCAGATATCAAGTTCGTCACGACGTTTGACTTGCATGGAGAAAGCCCCCCTAATCTTCAGGTCACTGGGCGCCTCCCGTTTGTGGAAGCGAAGCAGTTGGTCCAGGCTGCGGGGATCTATCTCTGCACCGCACGAGAGACTTTCGGCGTTGGCACTTTGGAAGCGATGGCTGCTGGGGTGCCCATCGTCGGGTGGGCGTGGGGAGGTCAACGGGAGTTCCTCAAGCATAAAGACACTGCCTGGCTAGCGGCTCCTGGCGACCATGATGGCTTGATCGAGGGCGTCCGCTGGGCGTTCGAGAACCACGACAGACTCTCCCGACGCTCGCGTGAAGTTGCGGGAGCGTTCTCATATGGAGAGGTCGGGAAGATGTACGCCACCTTTCTGCAGAGCGTCGTCTCTGAATGGAAGGAGCGACGTAGTGGCCCACGAGTATCCATTATAGTCACGGCGTACAACTTAGCTGACTACCTCCCTGATTGCCTCGACTCTGTACTCGCTCAGAAGGATGATGACTTCGAGTGCATCGTTGTCGACGACGCTTCGCCAGACCGGTGCGGAGCCATCGCCGATGAGTATGCCAAGAAGGACGAGCGCGTTCGGGTCATCCACAACAAGAAGAACCAGTACCTGGCAATGGCGAGGAATACAGGCATTGCTCAGGCTCGGGGGCGATATATCTTGCCGCTCGATGCTGACGATATGCTCACGCCTAGGACTGTTGGGCTGCTCGCTGACGCGCTCGACGAGGATCGCGGGCTACATATCACCTACGGCAACGTCCTGTTCGTCGACGAGGATGGGGAAACGCCGACAGAGTACAACGTGCAGGGTGTCAATCCCGGGCACTCAGGCTGGCCTATGGTATTCAAGTATGAGTGGCAGGAGGTGCAGCGTAACTTGCTGCCGTATTGCTCGATGTTCCGCAGGGAAGTCTGGGAGCGGACGGGTGGATATAGGGCTCGCTGCCGTACGGCGGAAGATGCAGAATTCTGGACTAGAGCCGCGAGCTACGGATTCAGGCCAAAGATGGTATCAACTGCCGACACGCTCATCTACCGCAACCGCGAAGGGTCTATGAGTCGAGAGGTCGGGCAGCGGGAATGGAGCGCATGGTTCCCCTGGAGCACGTTTCCAGATGTGCGTCCGGCCGGCGCAGTGGCTGCTGAACAGCCCCCCATGCACTCGTGCGATCCTCCTATCATCGCTGTCGTAATCCCGGTGGGTCCTGGGCACGAGGAGTTGATCTGGGATGCGGTTGACAGTGTTGACGCGCAGACTTTCCGGCAGTGGGAGTGCATTGTCGTCAACGATACGGGCAAAACGCTCCCTCGACAACTCCCCTCGTGGGTTACGGTCATCGATGCTGGACGGAGGAGCCTTGGTGTAGCTGCTGCGAGGAACAAGGGGATAGCCAGAAGTCGAGCACGGCTCTTCCTCCCCCTTGACGCAGATGACTATTTGCAGCCGCAGTGTTTGCAGGAGATGTTTGAGGCGTGGAGTGAGGTTGGAGGCATCGTCTACTCGGACTGGTACGACGAGGCGGAGGGTGGGCAGCAGCAGATCTTCGAGGCTGAAGACTTTGATCCCAGCACATATATGACTCATCTGCGAACGAAAGGGTGCCTCCACGCCGTCACTGCACTCTATCCTAAGCGGATATGGGAAGAGGTGGGTGGCTTCGACGAGGAGCTCCCTGCTTGGGAAGACTGGGACTTCCAGCTTGCTGCGGCGAACATCGGCGAGTGCAGCACTCGTATACCGCACCCTCTCTGGGTGTATCGGAAGAGTACGGGTTACCGGCGGGAGGAGAACTACGCCGAGCACGAGGAGAGCAAGCAGGGGATCTTAAGGAAGTGGAAGCGGTTCTTTGGAGGAGAGCAGGAGCTTATGGCATGTAGTGGATGCACGAAGAGGCAGCGGGTACCTGTCGCCCAGGCGTTGACGAAGAAGTCGCCCGCAGCACAGGTTAGCACCAATGGTGAGGCAGTACTTATCGAGTACACAGGCGAGCAATCCACCAGGCACTTTAGAGCACCTTCTGGTCAAGCGTATTCCTTCGGGGCTGGACGGAACAACAAGAAGTACGTGCGAGCGGAGGATGCTGCGCACTTTGCTAATATGCGAGACTTTAGGCAAGTGGCCCCGCAAGAGGTGGCTGCTACACCTGAGCTCGTTGCGGAAGGGCCGCCGAGATGATAGAACAGGCTGTCCTCGTAGCTTTCGCCTCCTGGCGCCTCGCTTCACTTATCGCAGTCGAGGAAGGCCCTGGGGGCATCTTCGAGCGAGCGCGGCGCTTCATTGGTGTGCCTAAGGAGGGTGAGATAAGAGGACTCCTGCCGGTTCTCATTACCTGTATCTGGTGCGTTTCGCTCTGGACAGCCGCGTTGCTCTGGGGAGTATGGGAGTACTGGCGGCCGGAGCCTGTGATCGTTCTTGCAGCCGCTGCTGGAGCGATTGTAGTAGAGAGGTGGGTGCGCGATGGCTAGAGCGCAGACACTGACTAAGTTGCCCCTTGACGAATGGGCCAGAATTATCGGGATCAGCCCGCTTCACTTCAATCAACTCTACGTTGCGCCGGTAACGATCTGCGAGCAGCCGTGGATGCAGTTCGCGCACCAAGCGGTAAATCGCGTGGGGCGTGAGGATATTGCTCTCGCTGTTGCAAAGGCAGAGGCAGACATTGAGCGGCAGCTTCATTACCGACTCTTGCCGACCTGGGAGGTAGATGAGTGGCGTCCGACAGTACGGCCTTGGCGTAAGGAGCTGTTCAATCTTAGATCACTCGATATACGAGGGATGCAACAGATCGTTTTCACCAACTGGAAGCACTTTATCTCTGGGGGTGTGCGTGCACAGACGTTGATCGAGGCTGGTGCGGCGATAGCATACAGCGACGTCGACAATGATGGCTACTGGGAAACGACGACGGTAACAGTGACAGTCGCAGCAGGGCAAGATCCGTGCGAATTGCGTATCTATGTACCTGTTTCCAATGCCATGGTGCAGACAGGCGGTGAGGACCAGTGGGAGATCCGGCCGATCAACGTTGCGATAACTGGCACGACAGCAACGATTCTGTTCCGACGCGAACAGGCAGTCAAGCCAGAACTTCAGCTTGATCTAGTGCCGCCAGCTGACGACAGCCATCTGCGTGGTCTAGAAGGCAGCCCGGCTGGAGATAGCAATTTCCTAAACACGGTCGACGTCTATCGTGTCTATAACGATCCTCAGCAGCAAGCGACCTTTTTATGGGAGCCGTTCAGCGCCTGTGGTTGCGGGACGGGATGTGAGCTGTGCGCCTTCACCGCGCAGACTGGCTGTTTGATGCAAAGGGAAGACCCTAGAATTGGAGCCGTGTCGTACCGACCAGGAGCATGGAATGCCGACGACGAGTCATTCGATAGTGCAGTTTGGGCACTTGGCCGGCAGCCCGACCTCACTCGATTATGGTACCGAGCGGGGCTCAGAAACCGTAGCCTCGCTTGTCCCACTCGGACGATGGACCCAGAGTGGGCGCAGATCGTAGCATACTACGCGGCATCGCTCTTGGATAGACCTGTGTGTGAATGTAATAATGTACACGCATGGATTGAGCATTGGAGGCAGGACCTTGCAGCCAACCTCGAAAACGTCTCGTTCCAAGTCTCGCCAGAAGACCTCAACAACCCCTTCGGGACGCGGAGGGGAGCAATCTTCGCGTGGAGGCGCGTCCGCCAAGAGGGAGGAGTTGCGGAGGCCGTCCTTGCGTGAAGCTCACTGGGAGGATGAGGAGGGGAGGTATTGGAAAGTCTCGTTGCCAAGCGATGCTCCAGACGGGGACGCGAGGATAGGTATCCCAATCGGCCCCCCATCGCTCGTGTCGCTTGGTCTTCCACTTGAGATCGAGGTGCGCCTACACAATCAGTTGTATTCTCGGGGGATCCTGACGCAGCGAGACGCGCAGCGGAGACGTCAGGAGATTCGAGGAGCGCTGATAGGTGCGCTTAAGGTCGATGTAGGCAGGATTATCGATGTATATCTTGGTGCGCCAGAGGCACACAGAGCGAAAGGGAGGTGACGTAGCTTGCCTAATCTGCAACGTACACCATTCTCTAGGCTGTTTACCATTGAAGATCGAGCCGGCCCCGCCAATGCTCCTGTCTACCAGGGCTTTGGGCGGGCGCAGTCGCCGAGTTGGGACGGCGGCGACCTCACGTCTATCGAGGCGCCGAGTGAAGATCAGTACGGGCTCTTCGACATCATAGACACGATTAGGGGAGCGCAGGGGCTCCCGCAGCTTCCCATTCAGGTCCGGTACACGCAGGACCTTTCGGAGATGCTGCGGCTCTTCCGAAAGCGGTGCCCGATTGACGCGCAAGTGCACATGGGGGAGTGTCGCAACCCCACGGACTTCAATGGCGGTTGGCATAAGGTGGCCGTTCTCGAAGGCGCTATCCTCACAAGCTATGGGGCGGATGAGCTAGGCGCTCTCGTCTCTGGCGAGGACGCGGTAATCAACGAAAACATCCCTCTTACTGGCCTCAACTATTACGAGATCGGCCGTCTACTTCCAGCGGAGTTGGGCGCGGCCGAGATCGTCCAGGAGATCGTCGACGTAGAGATCTGCGACTCGCGACAGTGTGGTGAGTGCGGGCTCCCGTCGGATGGGTGCCAGGTCGTGTTCGCCCTGACGCTCACGGCTGGCGGTTCGCCTGGACTCCCTGGCGAGCTGATCTTCTCGCAGGATGGCGGGACGACGCTTGGCGAAACGAACGTCACCACACTCGGGATCGCTGATGATCCCAGCGCAATGGATTGCGTAGGTACACGACTTATCATCGTATCGAACGCTTCCTGTTCGTTGCACTACGCGACCATTGCCAACATCCTCGCTGGGACAGAGGCGTGGGTCGAGATGGCAGTAGGGTTCCAGTGTCCGGCTGGGGCCCCGAACGCCATCTGGAGTGCGGGAGCGCTGCATACCTTCATCGTCGGTGATGGTGGGTACATCTACTTCACCGCTGACCCCACAGCGTCCGTGACCGTGCAGGATGCAGGGGTTGTTACCGCGCAGAACCTGGCCGCCGTGCATGGTATCGACGAGCGGAACGTCGTCGCGGTCGGTGAGAGTAACGCAGTCGTCGTGACGGAGAATGGTGGGGAGACGTGGACGTTGGTCGTCGGGCCGATCCCTGCTGTTGACCTGACCGCCGTCTGGATGCGGAGTGAGCTAGAGTGGTTCGTTGGCGATATCCAAGGCTCGCTCTGGTACACCAGAGACGCAGGTGCAACCTGGACCGCGAAGGCGTTTCCGGGATCCGGCGCGGGCGTCGTGCGCGACATTAAGTTCTCCACTCCTACTGTGGGCTACCTAGCTCACAGTATAGTGGGCCCCGCTGGCCGCATCCTGCGGACGATTGACGGCGGCTACTCGTGGTACGTGCTACCAGAGGCCACGACTACATTCCCTGCAAACGATTACGTTAGCTCTTTGGCGGTGTGTGAAGAGGACCCGAACGTCGTCTTCGGTGGGGGTCTCGCAGACGATGGGACAGACGGGTTCTTTGTGAAGGCCTCAGCGTAACAGCTGCGGCGCAGAAAAATGGAGGGTGTATACAATGGCAGCGGTTGGCAAGGGCAAAGGCACGGCATCGACAGAGGCTATTAGAGCTGCTGCTAAGGTTGCTGAAGCAAGAGGGGACGCGGGGGAGCGGGGGCTTGTCACTCTCTCGAATGGGGTTGTCTTGAAGTGTAGCCCCATCCCGCCCCTCCTGCTTCGGCTGGCTGGCAGTGAAATCGAGGCTCCTGCAGTCCCCACTTTCCTCAACGAGGCAAAGGGCCGGGAGGAGGAGAACCCCGAGGATCCAGACTACAAGCGAGCGCTTCTAGACCATCGACTTCGCGTCGGGGATGCGGCAATGAACATTATGCTCGCGGTGGGGACGAGCATTGAGCATATCCCTGATGGCGTATCGAAGCCGGAGGACGACGACTGGATCGATACGCTTAAGAGTGCAGGGATCTCGGTCGAGCACGCAACGCCCAAAGCGCGGTATATCTCATGGCTCAGGATGTACGCTGTCGCCACGACTGAGGATCTCAACTCACTTACGCGGGCGGTGGGGGAGACGGCTTCCGTGAAGGAGGAGGACGTCGCGCTCGCGGCGGAGTCCTTTCCAGGTGAAGAGGCACGGGGAGCCGATAGTCAACCTACAGTTGCATCAAGCGGTCGGGACGGGCGTGACGTACACCCCAGTCCTAGACGGGCTCGTCGCGGAAATCGAAGAGCGTGATGCGGCTCGGTTCGGCCACTATACATGGATGGATTGGCTGGAGCTGCCGTACCAGGAGCGAGTAGATGGGGTCGCTTACCACCGAGTATCCCGACTGGTCGAGATGCACCAGCAGGAAGCAGTATCTAGTGAGATGAAGTCTAAGGCCCGTCCCATGAAGAGGTCGAGGAAGTAGTAGATGGCGTTTGAAGAGATCGGTCTAGAGGCCGTCCTCCGCAACGTCGGTGGCTACGTTGGCGACGCTAGTAAGATGGTGGCGGCCAATAAAGCCATCACTGGATCGCTGGACAGGGCGGTGGGTGCCGCAAATCGTTTCAGAGACACTGCAGGAAAGGCTATCAGGCGTGGAGCCCTTATTGCTGGGGCGGCAGTGGCGGCGATGGGTGTGGCGGCAGTCAAGATGGGGACTGACTTCCAGACCGCTTTCACCGAAGTCACTACTCTCTTCGATGCCTCTGAGGAGCAGATCGCTTCCTTACAGAAGGGCGTTCTTCAGCTCTCTAAGGACATGGGTATCGACGCAACTGAGGCCACCCGGGCACTCTACCAGGCGATCTCTGCTGGGGTGGCGCCAGAGAATGCCCTAACCTTCCTTCGAGAGAATGTTAAGCTGGCGGTTGGCGGCGTCACTGATCTCGCTACAGCGGTTGACCTCACCACGACAGTCCTCAATGCCTTTGGTCTCCAAGGCCAAGAGCTTACGCGCGTTATGGATACGATGTTCCTGGCCGTCGTACAAGGCAAGACGACCATCGCTGAACTGGGTGCGTCAATGTTCAACGTCGCAGGTGCGGCCGCAGCCGCTGATGTCTCAGTAGAAGAGACGGCGGCGGCCCTGGCCACATTGGCGGCAGCGGGCACGCCTACCGCCGTAGCGACGACCGCGCTGCGGGCAGCATTTATTGAGCTAGGTAAAGAGGGAACCAAGGCGAACAAAGCATTCCAAGAGATAGCCGGCGTGGGCTTCCGACAGTTTGAGCAAGAGGGCGGAAACGTCGTTGAAGCTATGGACCTGCTGCGACAGAAGGCCGAGGAAGATGGCGTCGCGGTCAGCGATTTGTTTGGCTCGATGGAGGCAGGCGTGGAGATCGGTAAGTTGGCGGGTGTGCAGTTCGAGGCACTCAGCGCCAATTTCGAGGGCATGTCTAACAAGGCCGGGAAGACTCAGACCGCTTTCGAGAAGATGAACGCGACCTTCGGGCGTCAGTTCGCTATCCTCAAAGAGAATATCAAGGTGCCACTGGTGGAACTGGGCTTGGTTATCTTGCCAGCCCTGACGCGAGCCGCACAGAAGCTAGGCGAAGAGTTGCCGAAAGCGATAGAGGCTGCTAAGCGCGTCTTCCAGGATTGGCAGCCCGCACTGGAGGAAAGTGCTCGGCTTCTCGGTAACGTAGCCGATGCGGTGATAAGATTTGGCGGCTGGATCATCGCGAATCAGGGAGCCCTAGTGACGGCCATTGTAGCTATCGGCGTTGCGTTCCTTTGGGTGAGTCCAATTACGGCCGCTTTGGTCGGCGCGGGCGGCCTGATAATAGCTCTGGGCTTGACTCGCACGGCCACAGAGGAATTGGGAGAGACGGCTCTGCGAGTGAAGCTCAAGGTTCTGGAGATGAAGCAGGGCTTCCTTGATGCTGCCCTCGATCTCTCCACTTTGTTTACTCGTGACCTCCCTGGGGTCGGCCCGATTATTGATAGCTTCCTCGACAAGACTTCTAAAATGAAGGAGTCCCTCAACAAGGTCAACGAGGAGATAGAAGAGACCAAAGCCCAACTCAGAGGTTTCGAGCGAGAGGCTGCCAATGCTGACCTAAGGGCTCGTGCTCTGGCTTTGGGATTCAGTGAGAGCGAGGCTGCCGCGGCCGATGCGGGCGGCATGTTTGCCTTCGTGGAACGTGCCATACTGCGGGCAAATGTGGCTATGATAGAGGCCGGGAGTCTTGCTCCAACGGTAGCGCAGGCGTATCGGATTATTGCGCTGGCCGCTGCTGAGGCCGGAGAATCGGTAGAGCTCTTCGGCACGAAGCTCATTATCTCTCTCAAGGAAGCAGAACTGGTTGCGGCTTTTGTTGCTGGTGCACCGGCAGCTAGGCTCCGAACGATGATCGCTGAAATTGAAGGGCTCCAGGCTCAACTCGCGGGGCTCGTAGTCCCCATCCCTGGCGTTGGGCCTCCCCCTGGTGGCGGTGCTGCTGCTCCTGCTGCTGCTCCTGCTCCTGCTGCTGCTGCTCCGGGTATTGAAGATGCAGTAGAGGAAATGGTGGACGTGGCGGCAGAAGCCTGGCGGCGTGGCGCTGAAGAGTGGATGGAGGCGCTGGCGCAGGGCATCCGCGATGGTACACTCGACGTCGCTAATGCCATCGAGTTTCTTGAGAGTGGGATGCTCGATGCAGCTCGCAATATCGTCGACGCTCTGCTTGTGGAGCAGGTCAAGATCCAGCAGCAGTGGCAGATTCTTGCAGACATCATCTCCCAAGGTTTCGTCACGCTGGCTGATGCAGCTCGTCTCTTTGAGCTTGGTGCAACCGAGGCGGCTCTTGCAGTCTTGCAGACTCTTGTGGGGGAGCCAACCGCGTTGGCCGAAGTTATTGAGCGGGCAAGGAGGGAGGCTCTGGCTCCCATCTTTCCAACGCTGAGTGCGCAGCAAGGAGCCTTCATACCGGCGGGCCGGACTGTTCAAGCCCAACTTCACGGCCCAGAAGTCGTCATGCCATTGGGCCGAGGCATGGACTTCAGTCGGTTGGAGCAAATCCTTAGTGGTATATCTGGTGGAGGGGCTTTCAGGAACTATGGCAGCGTAAATCTATTCGCTGAGAGTGGGCAGGATGGTCAACTCATGCGTAGCATGACGCGGGCGTTAGGAGTCACATGACTTATCGGAAGTTGGTCCCGATCTCCTTCGGAGGCGTCGGCCTTACTACGCTGGGCAGACGTGCTTACTTCGAGTACGACGAGGGTGCTTTCGATACACCAGAGCACAGCCCCATCGAGTTGGGGCGAGTCGGACGGTTCCCTAGTCACGTCAGGGTACAGCCTAGTGGCAAGACGTTCCCTCTTCACATCGTTGTCCTCTCTCCTGACAGCGAGGGGCAGTTCGCAGAGATCGGCAGGATCTTCGACCCGAGCAATGGTCTCCAAACCTTAGTGCTGGAAAACGACTGCGGCGACCGGAGGCGGGTTGACTGCGTTCCGCAGCGGGTCATTCACGACCGCAACCACCATCGTCCTCTTGTCGTGCCCCTCTTCGCTCCGAATCCACTGTTGGAAGACATCGCGCAGACGATAGATACTGAGCTGATCGACGCTCTCAATAACCCGGTGATCTTGGCCCTGCGGAACGAGGGCAACTACGATGCCCTGCCGACATTTACAGCAGAGGCTCAAGTGCTGAAGCTCGCGGCCGAGGGCTATATCTATGTCCAGGAGGTAGCCTACGCTAACCGCAGCGAGTTCTCTCTGACAGGACCTGGAAGCGGGACTTGGCTTATAGACGTTACGAACGGCGGCTTGGATACGGCCACAGAGATCGCTGCAGCTCGCATGCTAATCACGGGAGACGACGTCGCCGTCTTCGTAGATGAGGTGCAGGTGCCGCCTGAGAAGGTGCGTATTGCCGATATCAACACGGCTCTCACCAAGATCTGGATCGAACTTTCGGATGCGCCTAGCGTCAACGCTGACCTCATTACTGCCATCATCGCCGGCACGACGGTGTTCGAGTTCGTGGATGAGAACCACGGCTTCAGTGCTGGTGATTACCTCGCCTGGGTCAATGATGCAGCAGCCACTGAGCAAGCTCGTGTGGCCTCGGTGGATGGAGCAGACGTTACCGTCACACGAAGCGAACGTAACACAGTAGCGGGCGCAAGCGCCATCGGCATCACAATCTACAAGAGTGGACACCATATTCAAATTGCGTGGGGCTGGCCAGCGGCTCCAACGAGGCCTGCTGACCCTGATCCTCCATTGATCGATACCACTGCGAGTACGAACCTACAATGGGAATGGCTCATCGCTCCAATCTGGCCAGACAATAACCGGAGGCCTGGGGGCTGGAGGCGCATCCTTTACGACGGTCGAGCGGACATCCCTGACCTTCGGAAGAATAGATTGTCGGCTAAGGTAGCTTTGGATAGCGACGCAGGCGGCGCCCCGGATGTTCGATTCACAGACATAGACCCGACAGCAGCAAGGCCGAACTTTGATGCCCTGGAGTTCACCGCCTGTTGTGGAGTAGATGACGTTCTGGGCGCTATCGAATATGATGCCAGCCTTGGATGGCCGTTCTGCCTTCAGATTATCGGGCGGGATCTGCTGGGCCTTGACGAAGTGATCTTCAACCGCCTAGGCCATGAGACTCCTCCTGCGCACTTCCCTCCACGTCTCTACGCTAATCAGCAAGAGACCCCAGCCAGTATCTTGAGCGCCGTTATTATCAGGGCGCGGCAGATCATAGTGACGACGGCACGTCCTGGAGATACGCACGAGGAGACTCTGGAAGGGCTGCTCACTACTGGACATGATCTTCAAGGATTCCACATAGATGAGGATACGCAGATTATCGGGATGGTGGCACGAGCACGTGATGTCTCCGGTAATGCGGGCTTGCAACTGCAGATCAACGAGGTGGGCTCAGGGGCTATCTTCTCTGCAGCTACACCGGGGGCTGGTGGTCCTGGCTCTCGCCTCGCGGGGCCATTTGCTGGCGCAGGTGCGTTGGGAGCCGCGTTCATTCAAGTATGCTTCTTCCCTAGCCCACTAGCAGCCTTCACTACAGCCGTGCCCGTATTGTCTCCAGGGGATTACTTCCTTTCCATTGCTGAGGTTATCCCTGGTGCAGGCGTGATCCATACTGTAAGGAGCGATGGGAGCATCTACGCAAAGGGCAGCCATTGGGAGTTTGACGGCGTGGAGTTTGTGCGAGAAGCCGATCAGGATCTCTGGTTCGCTCTCCTCAGTATCAACGCCGACAATCAGGAAGAGACTCTAGATATCGCGCGCACAGGCGAGGAGCTTACCCTCAACGACATCACCATTATCTTCGACCCAGATCGGACACCCATCGTGACCCCTTCCGCGGTCGCTGGCCCCTATAGCGTTGGCGTCGAGGACGCTTACTACTACAACACGACTTGGACGCTTGGCGCAGATGAGATTCATCTTCGATTCCTCAAGCGGTGGGCCGATGCACAGAATGAGACGGTGACGATAGATGTAGCTGGGCGTACCGTTGTGGACGATGAGAATGGCGACAACATCCGCCAGACTATCGAAGCCAACGGTGACCCTTGGCTCTCTCTTCCGGCAGGTGCGAACGATGTTTCGGTGAACGCAGTCAACGGAGCGCAAGGTGAAGAGCATGTCGGAGCCTTCCGCAGCAGGTGGCAGGCATGACGACTAGGGCCTATATCCATGCCCCGACTCCACCGTTCGTCCGTATCGGAGGACCGATTGCAGTCAGCACTATCAGCCGCACTACTGGCCTCTCGATAGACAGTACTGCAGACCTCGCAGTTGCTGCTGAAGATATCGAGCTGGATTGGATCAGGAGTGGGATGTGCTGGGCCATCGACCAGAGCGATATTGGTGAACCTCTGTGGGCAGGATTCGTCGATATAGAGGAGCTCCCGATGGACTCCGAGAGTGTGAGAGTGCCGCTGCTCGGGCCGAAGTTGGGTCTCCTCGCAGGGGAACTTGCTGTGCGTCTCCCAGCGCGAGTCAGTAGTGGCTCTGCTGTGAGAGCAGCGCTAGAGGCTATGCAGGCCAGCAACGGTGCTATCTTTCCTGGCGATATAGAGGAGATTGGTCCCGCAATCGAGCTTGACGTGCGGGGGGAGAGTGCGAGTCAATTTATCAACACGATACGCGAGATTTGCTCTTGTGATTGGAGAGAACGAGTTACCGCGAGGGCCTCCAACGAGCTGCAATTCTTCTTGGATTTCGGGCTGCTTAAACGAGAGACTCGTATTGTATTAGGACGGAATGAAATCGTGACTGGAGTATCTGCCCGGAGACGGCCTGTGGCGAGTCTCACTACTTTGAGCCAAGCCGCAGGATTCGCCGACCGGCAAGCGGTTACAATCGCAGGCGGGGCACGCCAATCGGCCGCTCAACCGGTAGACGGGGTTATGCACCCTCAAGATGAGCGAGTTGCGGAACTGCTGCGGGAACGTGATATCGGACCTGCTGCAACCCGCCACGCAGTAGAGATCAGTGAGCGGGTAGGAGAAGGAATCTCCAACTTTGCGATGGAGCGGCATGTAGAACTTCTGCGAGGCGTTGAGGAGGTCACATTCACTCTAGACGCAACGAAGGCTGATGCTCAAGCCGTGCAGCTAGGAGATGTAGTGACGGTTGACGTACCAAATTGGTTCAAGACTCTGCATCTAAATGTGAAGGTGCATATACGCGAAATCGCGCCTCAGGACTCAGTGGGGCAGCGTGATGTGGTTGCCTCGGTAGTGCCATGACGAGGTTTGCAAGTCCAAGGATGACAGCTGCTTCGCGGTTAGCGCTAGCAGTAGAGGAACGACGCGCTCGGCGGGCACTTACTACGATCCGTAGGGAAGTAGACCAACTTCAGCGTCGAGTAGGTCCGGTGGCTCCTAAAGAAGTACTTCCCCACGATCACCCGATGATGACTCAATTCGCCCAGCCACTAGTGAACGTCGACTATGTGGTGGATTCTAATGGGCTTGGTACGCATCTGACTCTATTCGGGGCAAGCGGGGCGTTCGCTGCCGCTCTCGCTGCAGGTGGCCGCAAGACGATTTGGATATGCACTACTCACACAGAGCCAGCCTTAGAGACCGCCCACGCTCTAGGTACTCAATCCTCAGCGAACATCGTGACTATCTGGGGAGCGCCAGAGCACCGCTCGCTACTCCCAGTGGATGCTGCCAGTACCACGTCGATGTTCACCTACCACAAGGACACCGACTGCACCATTATCTTTAAGAATATCCGCTTCGACGTGAGCGCTGGGGTGTCCTTTGACATCTTCAGTGACATAGTTGGAGGAAGCGGTGCCTCTCTCCTGACGATGACTTTTGACTACTGCGACTTTACCCGCGTTCGAGCCATAGATAACACAGCGCTAGGCGCTGGCCTTGCTTGGGGGAACAAGAACCTCAAGCACTGTTCTGGCTCGCTCACCAATGTTATCCGGTCAACACACGTCGGGGGTTTCGGGGGGCTCGTCGTAATTGAAGACTGTTATCTCTCATGGGATGGCCGCCTGAACCAGTTGGGGGATTACGCGGGTGCCTGGTCTCAGGATTGGGTTATCCGTGGTGGAATGCACTGGGTTACTGGTGGTCCTTGGTTCACTTGGGGCAACACGGTTTGGGGCAGGTTCCACGACCTAAGCATCGTCTTCACAGCGTCGGGTGGAGAACTCTTCAACCAAGGGCCGAGTAAGTACGTCGGCCAGGGAGCCATCTTCCAGAATATCTACGTCGAGACCAATCGCGTGGACAATCGGCTCATCTACTTCGATGCCTTCGCATTTCTCAGGACGGATGAGATTGTCATTGATGGCTTCCACGGGCGGGCTCTCTCCACCGTCGGTACCCCCGTGCCGATGATTGAAATTGCTGACGTCGCCAACACTCCGCCGGTCAATCTGGGCCTCATCTCCTGCGACGGTAACTGGTCGGCCTGTTACGTGGGGCCACCGAGTAGTGGAAGTGCATTGACTCATCCTTTCACACTGATGGCTGGTATAGAATTGACTATTGTGGAAGCAGCTGGACTGGGGGCCGTTACCGTTACGCAGGCACACCACACAATCGACACCGAAGGCGACATAGCATCGGATGACCTCAACACCATCAACGGCTTGGTCGCCAACCAACTCTATTTCTTCTACCCCGCTGATGATGCTCGCACTGTCGTTTTCAAACACGGTACGGATAATATCCTCTGCATCGGCAATGCCGATATCACGCTCGATGACGTGCATGACTTCCTGTGGGGCTTCTCTCCTGATGGTGCGACGATATACGTGGGGTGGCCTGTAGGAGCTGCAGCGCCCGGTGTGGGGGGCAGTATCTCGAAGCAGTGGGCTCACGCGATAGGAGTACGTTAGCATGGCCGATCCTGCATCTCATAGCCCAGAGGTCCTCCGCGATGGCATCCTCCTGCCCCTTGCTGCTGCGGTGGCCTACACCTCCCCCGTGTTCGTTGCGACGGAGCGTGGGACGCGCATCCAGGATTTGACTCTAACTAACCAGACGACCGCTGCTGTGCTTGTCCAGATCTGGGTCGTAGAGGCGGGTGGGGCGAGGGGCAACGCCAACCGTGTGGTGAACGATCTATCTGTTCCCGCTGACGGGTTCCCCTACGCTTTCCTGGAGGGCTACCTCCTCGACCCAGGCGATACCATCGAGTGGCTCGCAGGGATAGTCAACGCTGTTGCGGGCAGGATCGCAGGTTGGGAGATGACGGACTGATGGTGAGCGCACCTGGCCCTGCTGACTACGGCTTCTTTGCTAAGCGCGACGGCGTGGAGCACTACGAGCCGTTCCAGGCCAACAACCCGACGGTGGCTACGCAGATAGCTTTTGTCCCTTGGCAGTTGACGGCTTGGACTGTGATCAAAGACCCACTGGCCGCCGACTTTCTGGTGACGCATCTCAGTGTTAAAGGCGTGATCGGACCTCTCCTACCGGGGGTCTTGTCAGGTGGAATGATGCAGATTCAAGTTGCCGAGGCGAATCCCGGTGGGGGAGGCGAGATCAACATCATGGAGACAGCACTATCTTCGTCCTCATTCATTACGACGACAGACGGCACAAACCTCCTCTCCGGTTCGTTTGTGCTCCCGATGGGACCTCACCTCATTGCTTCCGGTCGACGGCTTGCCTATCGAATTGCTAGTAGCGTCCCTGGCGCATTTGCACTGGTCTCCGCCTCCGTATATGCCGTAGGCTACAGCCCGGCGGCGCCGGTCGGCTACCCGATGTACGACTATGGGCGGCGGATGCAGGGACTCTATCCCAATTCTTACATGCGGATCTGGCCCGTACTTGGCACACAGACGATCATCCATGGCATCTGGCCAGCCTACAGTGCGTGGATTTCGGTCATTGATCCAGCCCCCACTGATCTTCTAGTCTGGGGCGTATCCGATTTTGGGCCAATTACACCTATATTTACGGCCGGTCGTGAGTATCAGTTCGGCACTGGGCCAGCCGGCGGGGGTGGAGAAGTAGTTCGAGCGATTGTGCCGTGTGCAGAATTCTCGGTTTTGGCCAATGGTTCTGGGTTCCTCTGGCGGCCACTCCTGGTGAAGCGTGGCGAACGTCTCTCGATTAGAGGAGCCAGCGACGTAGGGTATACGTTTTTTCTCAATGTCCACTACGAAGAAATCTAGGAGGACTAAAGTGCCAACACTTGGCTCGATTCGATTAGATGACCTCCGACGACGGGTACTCAATACCTTGCTAGTTCACGCTGTCCTTAAGGATGCGCGCGTGGCCGATGACTTTAGGGCTGTAGACCTGTCGGCCGACGAAGTATCGTTTACCGAGAAGCAGGTGGATATCATCCGTGCGCAGATGGCCTGGGCACGGAACGAGTTTATCAGAGCGAAGCAGGACCTAGACGACGTGGAAGATGCTAGGGTTGAAATTGAGGGCGAGCTGGCGGCAGTCCGTCCGTAGATATTACTTTCTATCCTCATAAGGTCTTGACAACTGATTAATCACCCTGTATACTTCTATCGTGACCTTTCTTGCAGGAGGAAATATATGGTGGAAGCAGTCGTTCTATTATCTGGAGGTCTCGATTCGACGACGCTCCTTGCCCAGGTAGTGAGACAGTGTGAGGACGCTGGGCGGAAGTGGGAGGGTTGGGGGACGTGCTTCACCAGCGTACAGGGTGCGGCATGATGCACGGCTGGCCGGAGAGATAGCGATGAGGTTCGAGATCGGCGAGGGGCTGCAATGCGATCTGGACGCGCTGGTCGATAGCCGATTGCTCATCCAAGCCAACTCCGGGGGCGGCAAGTCCTGGTGCATCCGGCGGCTGCTCGAACAGACCTTCGGCCATGTCCAACACCTTGTCATCGACCCGGAGGGCGAGTTTGCCAGCCTGCGCGACCGCTTCGACTACGTGTTAGCGGCGAGGCGGGGCGGCGATACCGCTGCGGACCCGCGCTCGGCGAAGCTCCTGGCTGCCCGGTTGCTTGAACTGAAGGCGTCGGCCATCCTGGACATCTACGAGCTGAAGGCGCACGACCGGATTCGCTTCGTCCGGTACTTCCTAGAGGCCCTAGTCGACGCCCCGAAGGCGCTCTGGCACCCGGCGTTGATCGTCATCGACGAGGCGCACGTCTACTGCCCGCAGAAGGGAGACGCCGAGAGCGCCAACGCCGTGATCGACCTGGCCACACGGGGGCGCAAGCGCGGGTTCTGCCCTGTGATCGCCACTCAGCGGCTCTCGAAGCTTCACAAGGATGCCGCCGCTGAGTGCAACAACAAGCTCATTGGGCGGAGCGCCCTCGACGTAGACATGCGCCGGGCATCAGAGGAGCTTGGCTTCGCTGGCCGTGAGGAGCAGCACCAGCTCCGGGAGTTGGAGCCCGGAGAGTTCTTCGCCTTCGGCCCTGGCCTGAGCCGCACCGTCACGAAGGTCATGGTGGGCGGCGTCCAGACGGAACACCCCAAGGCTGGCGCTCGCATCGCATTCACGGCACCGCCACCTACAGAAAAGGTGCGGGCACTGCTACCCCAGCTCTCTGATCTACCGGCCGAGGCCGAGGCGGAGCGCAAGGACAACGAGACGCTGCGGCGGGAAGTCGCCACCCTGAAGCGCGAGGCCACGCTATCCCGGCGTGAACAGGCGCCACCGGATGAGGCTGTCATCGAGCGGCGGATCGAAGTTGCTACAGCCACGCTCCGTAAGGAGCACCACGGCGCCCTGGCTGGCGAGAGTCGGCAGCGGGGCAGGTTGGAGCGGGTCGTGCGCGACGCCACCGACACGCTGACGAAGCTGGCCGAGCGAATGGCTGCCGCGGTCAATGGCCAGCGCCCCGCGCCTACGCCACCGCCTCCTATAGCGCCAAGAATGCCGCCCGCAATGTCGCCGCCAGCCAGGTACGAGCCCGAAGCTACGCCAGCGGCACCCATGTCACCTGAAATGTCGCATGAAATGTCGCAGGAAGTGCCTGGCATCGATCAGCCGCTCAAGAAGGCTGAGCGCCTCATCCTGACAGCCCTTGCGCAGCACATGCACCTAGAGCCGAACGGCTTGGCACTGGATCACGTCGCGGCCATCTCGGGCTACTCCGGTGGGACGGGTCACTTTGGAAACATGCTCGGCTCGCTTCGCGGGCTAGGCCTCATTGAACCGGAACGCGGCTCGCCGATTAGGATCACCCCCGCTGGCCTCGAAGCCCTCGGCGATTACGAGCCACTGCCCACTGGGCCTGAGCTGGTGGACTGGTGGTGTGGCAAGGCACCCAAGGCAGCACGAGAGATGCTGAAGTATCTGGCGTCGATCTACCCCGAGAGCGCCTCGCTACAAGATGTCGCCGACGCCACCAATTACGCAGGAGGCACCGGTCACTTTGGAAACATGCTGGGCTGGCTCCGCACGCGCAAGCTCGTGCTGGGTGAGCGCGGCCAGCCACTTCGCATGTCGGAGCACCTGGCATGACGAACGTGCAGCAGTCCGCCCTTCGTCTCGCCGAGCGCGACTTCCAGCAGCAGGTGGTGGAACTATGAAGGTCGCCGAGTTCAAAGAGTTCGTCTCGATCATGAGCCTCTCGATCCTCGATCTTGGGACTCCAAGGCTCGGGTTCGCATTCGGCCCGTTGCGGACCTGGTACTACGCGACCCATTGTGGGGCCGTTAGCCTTGCTGGGCCGGCAGTACAGGTCAATGGGGCAAGTGGAGTTTTCTCAATCGTCTCAGAGCGGCTAGCACATACCTTGTCGCTATTAGACGATGAGGATGATCTCGTCGTCACATACCAACCTCCGAATCTTGTCTTTCAAGCTGGGGCTGCGCGTCTGTCGCTGAGAACTGTCCAGGAGGAAGAAGCTCCGCGTATCGGCTCGAGCCGAGGGGCTACCATCGTAGTCCCTGACCAAGCGCTCTTGCGGCGGGCGCTCAAGTTCCTTCGCCATGTGACGGGGAAGAAGATCCTTAAGCCTATCTTGTCTGGTACGCAAGCTAACGTCGAAGGAGGGATCCTGACTCTCGAGGCGACTGATAGTATGCGGGGAGCCATAATCACGCTCCCGGTGGAAGGCCCCGATGTGAGCCTTGGCGTTGTGCCCGTTGTCGATTGGGCGGTCGCGGTCTCAGCCCTACCCGACGGCCCAGTGACTCTTAGGGCATCTGCCTCTACTGGGGCCGCAGGAAGTATTGATGTCCAGAGTGGGCAGACAAAGGTCCGGATTGCGCTACTGCAAGGAGCCTTCCCCGATCTGTCAGTCCTCCCCCGCGATCCTCCTCCACGGTTCAAGATCTCTACGAAAGCTGTGGTCACAGCCGTTAGAGCAGCCTCGATCCTCGACCAGTCTCGTGTCCTCAAGGTCTCGGCACGTGGGGGGCATGTCATGTTAACTGTCTTCTCTGCTGAGGTTGGCTCCTTCCAAGCTATCGGGGGAGAGGAGCAGGACCTTGACTTCGACGTCCTCTTCGACGCTGATTACTTCTCGATGCTTGACAAGCTTGGCAGTGAGGTGACTGTACACTTGCGGGACGCAGTATCCCCAGCAATGATCCGAGGCGAACATGGCTGGTGCTACTGGCTCTCGCCGCTCGTAGAATGACCGACGAACTATATCCCTACCAGCGACGAGCTGTTATGGACCTTGTCCATCTCGAGGGCCGTGGGGGCCTCTTCCTCGATATGGGGACGGGGAAAACGCGGACAGCTCTCGAGATCGCTCGGCAGTTGAGATGCCGCCGCATCCTCGTTGTAGCTCCGCTCTCAGCCGTGGGAGTATGGAAGCGAGAGTCGGCCGTCTACTGGTCGAAGCTCAAAGTTGGTGATGGGACAGTTGGGACGATTAAGGACCGTGCCGCGCTTGCCCTCAATGGAGGGTCTAATCTCTTTATCGTAGGATACGAGACCTATTGGCGGGAACCTCTCCGGTCGGCCATTATCCAGTGGGAGCCACAGATCATTATCTACGACGAGGGGCATCGGCTCAAAGGTCGAGGTACCCGGCAGTCGCGCTTCGCCCACCGGCTGACAGATATAGTTGACAGGAGATTAACTCTCACGGGCACGCCCATGCCCAACGGTCCAGAGGATCTCTTCGGCGTCTTCCGCGCTATCGAGCCCGACCTCTTCGGCGTGAGGTGGCTCGACTTCGAGGCTCGCTACCTCCGGAAAGGCGGATATCTCAACTACCAGATCGTTGGCTACCGGAACATCGAGGAGATCAAAGCGAAGGTGAAGAGCCACTCGGTTCGCGTTACGAAGCAACAAGCTCTTGACCTCCCCGAGCAGGTCGACGTGATATTGCCAGTGAGTCTCGAGTCGAAGACTCGCAAGGTCTACGACGAGTTGAAGAAGCGTGCTATCGCTGAGATTCAGGGGGTCGTCGATGGACAGCCGGCGTCGGGCATCGCTCTCTCTCGTACAGTTCTTACGAACGTCCTTAGGCTCCAGACCGTCGGGAGTGGTTGGGTAAAGCTTGCTAGTGGGCAGATCGCCGACCTCTCTAGGGAGAAGGAGTCCATACTTATCGATCTCCTCTCTGACGCGACCCAACAGGTCGGGAGGATAGTTATCTTCTGCCGCTTCCGCCACGACATCGACCGGCTGCTCGCGGCTCTCGCGGGAAGAGAACGTGCCTTCGTTCTAGATGGGAGAACCGCTCCCAAGGACCGTGATCAGGTGCTGCAGACGTTCAGAGAGGTAGAGTACGGATATCTCCTCGCCCAAGTTGCCGTCGCGTCTCTTGGCATCGATCTCTCATGCTCGCATACCGCCATTTTCTACTCGCTTGACTATTCATTGGCCAACTATCTGCAATCGCGAGATCGGCTTCACCGCCATGGACAGGGACACAAGGTAACGTACTATCATCTGCTCGCCGAGTACACGATAGACGAGGAGATCTACGCGGTACTGCAGAAGAAGGAAAATCTAGCGAAGTCGATACTTGACCCGGATCGGGCGAAGGAGCTATTTTCGTGAGAATTGTATCCTAGCTCCGTCACAGGCACAGGGCTTGACAACTGATTAATCATACTGTAAACTATCATTACAGATGATTGGATAGAGATTAGCAGAAAGGAAGGAGAATAGATATGCCTGCAGAGATCGAAAAGCGTGGCGGAGTAGCGCAAATGTTCTATGCTGCGGAGAGCGGCCCTCCGTGGCATGGCTTAGGGACTCCAGTCGATGGGGCCCTGACATCGAAGGAGGCGATCAAGAAGGCCGGGCAGGATTGGGAGGTAGATCTCGTCCCAGTCTTCGCCGGCAAGACGAGGCGGCGGGTTCCAGGGCAGCTCGCGATCAGCCGGACTCTCGATGGTAAGGTCTTCGGCTTCTGCTCAAAGCGATACGTCCCGCTGCAGAATAGAGAGGCGTTCACGTTCCTCGACAGTCTGGCAAAGGACAGCGTCATCCGATACGAGACCGCTGGCTGCCTCTTCGATGGACAGCGCGTGTGGATGCTCGCTCGGCTAGAGCAAGACATGCGCGTCAACGGTGAGGAGTACTTCCCTTATATGCTCCTCGTCACCGACCACACTGCCGCTGGAGCGGTCAGGGTGTTGCCAACGGTGATCCGTGCGGTGTGCAATAACACCGTCGAGATGGCCCTCGCTAGTGGGGGCGGGTTCCGAGCGATTCACAATCTACAACTCCACGCGAAGTTGACTGCCGCGCAAGAGGTGCTGCAGATCACGACCGAGTCAACGAGGCGCCTGGCGAAGTGGCTCGAGAAGGCAGCCAAGGTCAAGGTCACAGAGAGAGTTCTGGCGCCTGTCATGGAGGCGGTCTTCGGGAGCCTCGACGAGGAGCCGAAAGGGCAGCGTGCGAAGGCTGTAGAGACGTTTAGCGCCATCTACGCCGCTGAGCAAGAGCTGAACGGCCCGACTGCCTACTCGCTGATCCAGGCCGTCACCGGCTACGTCGACCACGCTCGCCGTTACCAGGGCTCAGGCGAGGAGCGGGCCGAGCGTCGGTTCTATGCGCTGACGGAGAATTGGGGCTCTGGCTCGCAGCTCAAGGAGAAGGCGATCAGGGCACTTGGAACAGCGGTGCCATCCTTGAAGTAGTGTTCGATCCTAACTGTCGTCGTTGTCTACTCTCTGAGGGCCCTCGCTCGGCTGGAAAACATATATGTGTGCCGGGCGAGGGCCCCGTACCGTGCGATATCCTATTCTACGGAGAGGCTCCTGGGGCCAACGAGGAGAGTCAGAACCGCCCATTCGTTGGTGACGCTGGAAGTATACTTGACGAGGTACTCTCGATGGCCGGCGTCGGCCGCTCTGCTGTCCACATTGGGAACGTCATCCGCTGCCGGCCGCCAGGAAATCGAGATCCGAAGGCGGATGAGGTCGCGGCCTGTAGGATTTTTACCGTCCAAGAACTCCAAGCCGTCAGGCCCAAAGTCATCGTCACGTTAGGTGGAGTAGCTCTTGAGGCGCTGACTGGCCGGAAGGGGATCAAGGATAACCGAGGGCAACTCATCCCTCTCCTCCCTGAGTACCGCTCGACCATTCCCGTTATCCCGTCATACCATCCAGCCTCGATCCTCCACCAGCCAAGTGTGCGGGAGACGAGGAGGCAACAGATCGCTGCCGACATCCAGCTTGCTCAGAAGGCGATTGCTGGTGGCACGTTCAAGGCGAAGATCGCTCCTCCACTCGATAGAGAAAAGTCGCTTAGGGTTTTGGGGCTACTTAAAGGATGTGATCTCCTCGCCTGCGACTGCGAGTGGGAGGTCCCAGGAGGGCTTAAGTCTGCGTGGCCGTGGACCCGCCATAACGGCTCCGCTCCCCGGCTTATTAGCGTTGCGCTCGCTGGCCGGAGGGGTGGGGAGATTATCTCGTGCGCTGTGCCGGCTGAGGACGAGACCCTCTTCGGGCTCGTCGCCAGTCTCCTTGCATCTACCTCTAGTACCTACCACAACGCTTCTGCGGACCTTATCTGGCTCCTGGCACATGGCGTCAATCCCCAGCTCGCGGGCGACACGCTGATTATAGCCTCGCTCCTAAACATTGACTCCTCACTGAAGCTTAAGGTCCTTGCGCCCATGCTCACGCGAGTCCCGCCAGGGTGGGAGCTGGGTGAGGGTCTTGGTAGGATGCCTGTGACTCGGGAGGAGTGGAGAGAGACGCTCATCTACAACGCTCGGGACGCTGTCGCGACTCTTCTCCTCAATGACGCCCTCCTTGAGCGAGCCGCGAGTGAAGGTAACCGCGTTATCCCCCTCTACCAAGAGATCCTCCTAAAGGTCACACCGTATCTCGCTCGGGCTGCGATAGCTGGAGTACCGCTCGATGAGAAACTTCTCAAGGATCTTGAGCTACGGGCCGAGGGAGACCTCCAAGCTGTTACCGCTCGGGTGAAGGAGACTACGGGGGCGACGAGGCAGGAAGATGTCGGCCTTGCAGTAGAGCGCCTGGCAGGCATCACGCTTCCTCGGACGGCAAAGACCGATAGGCCCTCGCTCGCTGAGAAGGCCTTAGCTCCATACGCCGACAAGCATCCAGTCGTGAACGACTTGCTTAGAGTTGCCAAAGTGAAGAAACTCAAGGGGACGTACCTCACCCCTTGGAGGGAGCTCCTGGAGGAGCAAGGTGATCACCGGCTTCACTCTATTTATAGCCTTACCCATGCGCGGACTGGAAGGAGTTCTGCGGAAGGAGAGCGCGGAGGCACAACCCAGCAATTCCCACGTGCTGTCCGCAACCTGCTGCGGGCTCGGGACGGCTGGAAGATTGTGGCTGCTGACGAGTCGCAAATCGAGCTGAGGTTCGCCGCCTGGGTAGCGAACGAGCGGCGTATGCTCAGCTTCTTCGAGCAAGGCATCGATATCCATAAAGCCACTGCGTCCTGGATCAAGGCGCTCAAGCAAAGTCTAACGCTGAAACAGTGGGAAGCGGAGATGGGGGCCTGGATCGCGAGCGTTACAGGTGACGAGCGGCAGGCTGCTAAGGCTACTAACTTCGGCTTCCTTTACGGGATGCAGGAACAGACGTTCATCGAGCAAGCTAGGAAAGAGTACGGTATCACGTTCACTCTGCCTGAGGCAGCAACGGCGCGGACTGGGTTCTTTACACTCTACCCCGACCTTGTGACCTGGCACGACGACTCATGGAAGTGGGTGCGTCTTGGCTACGTCGACACAGTCACAGGACGGCGCCGCCCTTTGGATGACGAGGACGATCTCGCTCTTCATAGGAAGGCGATCAACACGCAAGTCCAGGGGCCAGCTTCTGATCTCTCTCTCATGGGCACGGCTCAGGCCTGTATCGAGATTGAGGAGAACGGCCTGTTCGAGACGAGCGTACTCTTCATTGGCTTCTCCCACGACGAGTCGCTCTTCGAGGT